TCATACCACACGAATTGATGCCGAAACTGCCTAATGGTATGCATGTAGATATGATCAAAAACTCATCAACAATGTACGGTAGAGAAAATCCAGGACAGATGTTTGAGTTAGAGTTGAATAATATCTCAATGTGTATATTAGACCATATTAGAAATAATAATGTGGGAATCGATGAAGCTTTTAATATGATACTGGATTATATCCGGATTGTATCGGAGCTTCTATATGAAAAGATGAGACTTTATGTGGATAGTCTTGATGAGAATGAAAGAGTTATCTTCTTACAGAGTATCATTTCAAAGACATGTATTCCAACTTCCAACTTACCGATTACAGAAGTTATGACAATCGATAAGTTAGATACGTTGTACAAGATGTTCCCATTTGCAAAGTTGCAAAGACCATTTGTACCCATTGTAAACAGTAATGGGGATATAAGATTTGTACCAGCAAGAAGAACTATGATTATAGCACCTCAATATTGTATTAGACTAAAACAGTTTGCTGAAGAGAAATTCTCAGCAGTGTCTTTATCTTCTACAAATATCAAGAATGAGAATGCTAAGTCTAAAGCATCTAAAACCTATAACGAACCATTCTCCTCTACATCTATCAAGTTTGGTCAGATGGAGACTGGTGAGTTCTTGCATATGGGTCCGGAAATAGTAGTCTTAAACTTAATGCTACATTCTCTATCACCTCACGGTAGAAGATTGGTAGAAAAGTTGGCTACTGGAGATCCATATGATGTGGATATAAAGATCGATCGTGAATCCAAAAATAGGTCTGCAGAGATTCTTAATACAAGACTCAAGACAATGGGTTATCGGTTAGTGTTTAAGAAGACCAAAAAGAAGAAGAGAGTTCCTATGCTAATTCCTGCATTGGAATTCACATACGATCCAAACAATGTAAGAGAAGCTATCGAATTTGTAAGCAAAGATTACGATATCAATTCTTGGATTAAGACTCTTGAAGATATTGATAGTATCACAAAAGAGAATGGTGATAAGATGAGACATGCGGTAATGTTTACAGACAAGATTGAAGAGGAAATGTTTAATTGCGATCCAGAGGATAATAAGAAAAGCTAAGGTGATTTTATGGGGAGCATGGCTAAACCACTAAATTTTGGACAGTATCAGATGATGAAAAGATACACGTTCAATCAAATGAATCAATGGGCTCTATCGGTGTATACTAGTGGATACACCGATGGGCAAGATTCCTGTCAAGAGTATTCTGTAATGGATTTTGAACCCGAAACTATGTATGAATTCTTAATAGGAATAGAAGGGGTGAGTGAAGATATAGCAACAAAGATCGTTCAAGCAATGATTGAAAAAGGAGAGCAATCAACTTGGACGTTGGAAAGATAATATATCTATGAGGAGGTATATTTGTAATATTAGAAAATAACAGACCGTGATACTTAATATTACAAGCGAATACGAAAGAAAAGAGGTAAATATGTATGAATGTGAAATTATACCCAGATCAACCATTTGATAATACAGGAGGTGGATATCCTACGGGATATTCACCCCAATTTAACAGTACATCAGAATCATACCTGTGCAGTAACCAGGCTATGAATGATAAGATGACACATGACTTAGAGCATGAGAGGAGAATTGCTCAATCTAGAACGTCCTATGATGATATGCCAGACTTTGTAAAACAGAACTATGTTGGACCAAAGTATGGTACACAAGAGTATCAGCAAGAAATGAATGCAAAGTACGGAGCTGCAGCACCAAATTATATTAAGCCACAGCAAGTACAGCAAATGATTCAAAATGACTATTCTATGCCAGAACCGAGACCTTATACTCCTGGTATGAATGGTCCAATTGTTTGTGAAAGACCTGATGGTAGTGTAGACTACATCTTCACAGACAGAAATATGAATACTATGCAGGGAGGGTTTGAACCTCAAGGACAAACTCATCAGAACCATATCAATGCTTTCTCTACAGATTCCATGGAACAAAAGCAGATGAGGGAAAGCCAGTATCAGGATATGCCTTTTGACCAGGTTATGAATCCCCCAATGTATCAGAACATGGGATTCCAACCGTCTCAATTTACATATGACCAATTTGGTAATGCAATTCCTATGATGCAACCATCAATGTTTGTATATGATCAGTTTGGAAATATGATTCCTGCACAGCCACAAATGATGGGAAATCCGTATATGCAACCACAACCAATGTACGGAAACCCATATATGCAGCAACAACCAATGTATGGAAATCCGTATATGCAACAACAAGTACCACAACAACCTCAAGACCAGTATGTTCAGAGTGGTACAGTTACTTACAATAATGGATACAATCCATATCTTGCACAACAACAGGGTTCTACAGGTAACAAGTATCTTGATTATATGAACAACAGTAGAAATCCTTACACGTCAACAACGATTCGTAATCCGTATACCGGAGCAATGATGAATTACAATGCGAATCCGTATTGGCATAACTCGTTTGATCCGACTTATGGTGATATCTTATATAGTATGGATATCAGCCATTTCACAGAAAATGTTCCAGTAGATATGTTGATTTCTGATGAAGAGAGGAGAGTTGCAGAACAGAAACGTAGAGAAGATGAAGCTGCTAGTATTTACAATATGACATATGGTTTACCAACCATGCAGCAGTATAACATGTATCGTTCAGAGTTTGAACAATACAAGAAGAACACTTGTGACTTATATAGCGACTTACATGCCGCAGTTAATTCATACTTTGGAAAGGAGTATACAGAAGAAGAGGATAGAAAAGTTAGAGAGGCACATAACCCTTTAAAGCAGCTGGAGGATGCTATGGAAAGGGCTAACAAGAGTATGGGATTCGGTATCAACTATGGTAAGTTGTCACCGTCCGAAATGAAAGAAATGGAGGAGTTAAGACTAGTTAGAGAAGTAGCACATATCGACAATGATATGCTACGTGAAACGTATTATTATCAACCTATGAGAGATCAAGCTCGTGCAGCATTGTATAAGAAGATCAAAGACTCTCATGACAAGATGTTGGGATTGAAACCCGGAGAAACGTGTAATCTGGATTATTACCTAAATCATGGACACGAGTTGGTAAGAAATGCGTTTGTAAACGATCGATTGTTAGATATGAGAAATGCTAAGTTTAGACAGTATGATTCCAATCGATTCAAGACAAACATCTATAACCATACAGAAGAAGCTAAAAGAACTGGTATAAGACCAGAGTTTCTTACTGCAAGACCGGTAATGGCAGCTCCAGGAGGTGAGTTCTCTGCCGAGAAGATGCAAATACTAAAGAACCTGTATGATCGTAGTGGTGGACATATGATAGATATACAGGGAGTTAAGTCTTATACAAACTTACCAAAGAGTCCTTATAGAGCAGATGTATCTGAAGATCCAGCTAGAATTGTTAGCGGAGAAGCTTATCAGATGACAGATAGGATGAGGAAGTTTAAAGAAGGTGCTGAAGATATGGCTGAACAGTTCAAACAGATTCAGTCCGTATATGGTGATAGACGAAGAAAGAGTGAGTAATTATGAATCTAAATAATGTGTACGATTATGATGGCTCTTTCTCCGATAACCCAGTGGTGCTAGCCATGTATGAAGGTATTACTACCACCTTAGACGAGTATTACGATTCATTACAAGCACCATCATTATCTACATTACTAATGCCACAAGACTTAGATGCAATTCATAGAGTAATTACATCCGCTAAGCTTTCTGGTAATGGAGAAAAGAGAATCTTTGCTATAAGAGATATTATGGCAAGAAGAGGATTTACGCAACTTGCCGGAGGAACCAATAGATCAGTATTCACACATCCAAACTATCCACACATTGCTGTTAAGGTAGCTATTGATAATGTGGGAATCCATGATAATCCGGCTGAGTATAACAATCAATTTATTCTCAAACCTTACTGTACTAAGTGTTTTGAAGTATCTGCTGATGGTGCAGTTGGTGTATTTGAGAAAGTTGGCAGAATCAGAAACAGTGTTGAGTTTTACCAAATGTGGGACGATATCTATTCTCTCTGTGAATACTTTGTAACAGAGAAAGAGTTATTGTTGGAAGACTTTGGTATCAAGTTCTTTATGAACTGGGGAATTCGGTATGGTTTCGGACCAGTATTACTAGACTTCCCCTATGTATACGATATCGATTGGGATAAGCTCCATTGTGATAGACCAAATGATGATGGTACTATCTGTAATGGAAATATTGATTATGACGATCGATTCGACTTCTTAGTTTGTGAGAAGTGTGGAAAACGTTACAGAGCAGTAGATATTGCTAAGAAACGTGAAGTAGGAAAAGGTGTATTAACGAAGATATCAGGAGGTAAGAAAATGCAAATCACACTTAAAAGAGGAAATGAAGTAATTAAGACAACCGATGAGTTAGAAGTTACAAAGACCATGGGAAAGCCAGCAGTTGCTAAGAGCTGGAGAAATAAGATTATGTCCAATGAGGCAGCAGGAATCAGTTCTGATAGTGTAAAGATTAGACTGGTTCGTGGTGGAACCGAAATTGCTAGTTATCAGGCGGATAAGGTAGTTAAAGAAGACTTCGGACTTGTTGTAAAGGTTACTAGAGGTGAAGAAGAAGTTACTACTACCACAGAAAATCATAACATCGTATCCGATGTTGAAGAGAATTCTGGACTAGTTGTAAGAGTTACTAGAGGAAAAGAGGAAGTTGCGGAAGTAGAAGAACCAGCTATCGATTCTTCTGTAGACGAGAATCCTGAACTCGTTGTAAAAGTTACTAGAGAAGCTGAACCAGTAGCCGAAGAAACTCCGGCTGTTGAGGAGAAGGTTGAAGAAACCGCTACCGAAGAACCCGTAGAGGAATACAAAGATCAAGATAACGTATTCGCAGTCAGAGGAAAAATTGTTAACAGTGCTGATATCAGTATCGAATTTGTTGCTGGCGATATCAATAAGCCGTTCAACAAAATTCTAGAAAACATGGATAATCATATTGTCATTACGGACAAAGCTCATATTGATGAGATTGTGAAAATAACTGATACCGAAGAACCGGCAAACGAAGAAGCTCCTGTAGAAACATCCGTAGAGGAATTGGATAATGAAATTGCAGAAGCAGATGCTCAAGCAGAGTCTATTGAAGATATTGATACGGCATTCAATCATATCTTTGAAAGTCTTAAGAAGAACTCTATTGCTGCTGAAAAGGAAGAGCCTGTAGTAGAAGCTGTAGAAGCAGTTATTGAAGAGAAGCTTGAGAATTCTAACTCTAAGAGACCGGCTAAGAAAGCAAAGAAATCTTCTTCTAAGAAGGTTGAGGAGAAGCCAAAAGCTTCAAAGAAGAAACCTGTAGCTAAGAAAACTACAAAGGTTTTTAAGCCAGTAGAGATTGCCGAAGACCCAGAAGATCCAAAGCCGGCATTAGACACTTCTACAGATACAGAACTTCTGACAGATGTTGCAGCTACATTAGATCCATATGAAGCTCCTATTGAAACAGAAGCTGAAGTTGCACATGACATGATTGCTGAGATGGTTGCAAGTAAAGAACCAATCGCTCTGGAACTTATTAGAGATTCAGATACCAAAGTTACGGTAGATGATATCCTCAAGAATTACTAGAAGGAGGTTAGACATGTTGAATGTGTTTCCTGGAATCTTGTATGTTGTTGATAACATAGACAACATTGCTGGTGCTATATCTGCAAATCCGTATGGTAGACATGCGGTATTGAATCTTAGTGAAGATATCTCTTCTACTCAAATAGGAGAAGTCTTCAACGATATTACTCAAGATGCTACCATATTATGTCCACCACCAATTGCGACATATATGGAGATTGATGGTAATACCGAAGGGTTCAAACAATGCTATGCTGAGTATCTCTTCAATGATGAAGTGAAGAGGTTCTTATTGCTGGTATTGTATGCAGTTCATAATGGTGTGAATGTATATATGTACATTCCAGAATTCACCAATGAATCAATCTGGATAGGACTATTGCTCAACCATTTGAAAGTGGAGTATGGAATCGATGTCGGTCTTGTTGGTAAGAAGTTCATGTATGATATAAGATTGGCAGATAAGGTTCTAATGGAATTATATCTCGGAAACTTCATCAATCCTTTCGAATACATCTCGTATTTGGGAGGATTTGATTATATGTATCCTGAGGTAGTAGCTAGATTGAGTATGGATCTAGCCAGATTTGGTTGTGGAACCAATGATGTAATCAGCTTTATAACGGAATGTAAAGCTCAACAGAACTATGTGTACGCAAAGTATGGTGTGGCTGGTCCCGCTATACTGCGTCCGGTAATAGTATTCGAATAGGAGGGAATCATGTTAGCGTTTGGACCTTATGGAGCAATGCCAGATCCGAGTGAATGTTATGCTGTATTTAACATAACGTCATTCAATGAGCAACTCTTACGGTTACCTGGAATCATTGTCGATCTACCGGAAGCTGTGCAATATTCTGATGATGTTGCACTAGCTTTTGATAGGTGGTATTATGAATACATGATTACAAACCCAGTAGCATTTGGGTCTATGATGACGATTCTCATGACTCTATATAACGAGTCAAGAGTCTATGTATGTATATCAGACTATGTAGATTCTTTCATCAATACAATCAACGAATCCTTTATCAAGATTCTTCAGCAGAGATATGGGTTACGTTGTGTAAGAGTGAATGTGAAAGAAGATTGGAGTAATCTTGATCAATGTGGTTCCGACTTTACGTCATATAGCGGGCTGGATGTATTCGATGCCGATAGAGAACGATATTCCAGACTTGTTAGAGAGGGAGTGATTATTCCATGGAGTACTCAAATCTCTGGAATGAGGTAAACTATAGGTCTCCTCTCCCGTATATTGTAAATTCCAGTATACGGGAGTATGATCTATCTAAAGCAAATATCTCTTCATTACACCATTTCAATGTGTTATCTGATCAAGAGTATGAATACTTTCTAAACCTTCCAAAGAAGGATAGAGAGGTTAAGATTGGTCTTATGATTAGAAAAGATAATTCTATATACAAATATATCAAAAAAGGTATAGAGTATGCTAGACATTGTTTGATGAAGTATAATGAGATTCAGACTTGTGAGATAGTATCAATCAAGAACGATGCTGTATTTGTTTATGGTAGAGATTTGCAGCATACACAATTCGACGAATTCAAGTTTGCTGTAAAGAACGTGTTTAAGACTTATATGTGGCTCGGTGGTAATATTGAAGTTTACTATAACGATTATGAAGAAAATGGAGATATCTTATCATCGATTACCATAAAAGGAATATCTGATGCTAATATAGAATTGCACAATGATGGGATTCTATCTATAATCAATCAAGTATGCTATATGATTGATAGATATAGTATAGGAGATATATTAGCATATGTATCGGATATGTACAACGAGTTTAAGAATCGAAACCTCCCTGTACCATTCTATAGGAGTTTTGACTCTGGCTCTAAATATTCAATCAGGACTGGATACTTTGCATACTTATTGGATTATGCTGATGATAGTATGAGAAGTGTTATAGACCTGAGTGTGAACGATTCCATATTTAGAAACTTGTTGCGTATCGTTTACGATATATACAATTCTAGATATGGAAGATAAAGTACTGTCTCGTACAGTACTTTATTTTTTCCTCAATATCATAGTTGTAAATATATTATATCTATGAAGCATGTAGATAAGTTTTAGGAGGAAAATATGTATGAATACAATTTTGTCACCGATTTTAAAGGAGTTAGAACGGGGAAATCTAAAGCTCGTATATGAAAACGTTGCAATGATTAATGATATAGCTATGGCGTTGTACAACAACCCAACTTTGACAACTAATCAAATTGAAGCTTTGAAAGAGCTGTTATACGTTTGCAATATTATGTATAACGATACAGATAGATCGCTTATTCCTATTGAAGATGGAGTGTATGATCTATTGTTAGAGAAGTATAAGACCTATGATAAGAATTTCCAGATAGGTTCTAAAGTAATCCATTTCAATCCTTCTGGGGATGGTAATGGAGAAGTAAAACAGAATGAAGTTAGAGAAGCTATTAGCTTCTTATCTGATGAAGATAAGAATAAGATAGACAACCTTACTTACTTCAAACCATTTATCGGTAATATTGGAACAGAATTCAATAGCAATTATCCGGTAAGAAATTATGCTATAGATGATGCATATATCGAAAAGCGATTACACAACACTTCTCACGAACATCCTGAGTTAATTGGAACTCTGGATAAGTGTAAGTTTGTGTTAAATACCGATGCTAAAGAACGTGGTGTATTTGCAGACCCGAATGTGAAAGTTCTTGAAAGAGATTTCTTTATGAAACATATTCAGGATGGTATCATTACACCAAGTACAAGATTCACTACTGTTCTAGAAATGAAGTATGATGGTGTTTCTGTAGAAGCAGATTGTACAGATACCATTGTATCAGCAAGATCTAGAGGAGATACTGAGAGTGATAAAGCAGCAGACTTTACACCACTATTGAAAGGATACAGATTTCCCAATAGGAAACCTACAGATCCTGAAGTTGGTGTTAAGTTTGAAGCAATCATGACTATGTATGATTTACATAGGTTCAATCAAGCTAAAGGATATGACTATAAGAATTGTAGATCTGCTATTGTGGGGTTGTTGGCTTCCTCAGATGCTTACCTCTATACAGATTTCATTACTCTTATTCCATTAGCAGTTGAACAGAAAGTATTTGATACGGTTTGTGAAGGAAATAGAGAGAAGGAGTTGCAGTATCTTACTGAAAACTTCTCTTCTAAAGGAATCATTCCAAACTATGTAACGGTTTATGGGGATTATATAGAGAATCTCTTCGGTATAAACTTATTCCTATCAGAAGCAGAATATTCTAGACAATGGATTCCTTTTATGTATGACGGTATCGTTGTATCATATCTTGATCCAAGTATTAGAAAAGCTTTAGGAAGAGAGAACTTTGTAAACAAGTTCTCCATGGCAGTTAAGTTTAATCCATTGAAGAAGCAAACTATCTTCAGAGGATATACTTATACTATTGGTCAAGATGGATCTATAACACCAATGATTCATTATGACCCAGTAGAGTTCTATGGTACCATTCACTCTAAATCTACCGGACACTCTTATGCAAGATTCAAAGAACTGAATCTTCATATTGGTGATGTGTTAGATGTGGAATATGTGAATGATGTAATGCCATATGTAACAAAACCAACAAACGAGCATAACCGGATTAATGGACAAAATGTTCCACCAGAAGAGTTCCCAACAAGATGTCCTAATTGTGGATGTACTCTGGAAGTATCTGAAAGTGGAAAGTCTGTTAAGTGTGTGAACCTAGAATGTGGCTCTAGACAGTTATCCAGATTGGTAAACATGTGTGCTAAGTTAGGATTGAACGGATTCGGAGAAAGTACTATTCAGCAAATGAAGATAAAGTCTCTGGAGAATTTGATTGTATGTACACATAAAGAGATTGATGGTAAGATTTTGAAAGTATGTGGATTCGGAGATGTCGAAAGTGCTAATATGACTAATGAAGTATCTCGAATCATACATGATAAATCTATCACAGATGCTGATTGGATTGGAGCTTTAGGTTTTGATAATATATCTAGCAAGACTTGGAAGCAAATCTTATCAGCAATAAAGTTGAAAGATTTGAATGAATTGTTGATGAATATGGAGTATGGTAAAGTAAGAGCTATACTGAGCCAGATTAAAGGTATCGGTACAGCAACTATCGAAACTCTTATTTCAGAATATGAATTCTTCAAAGATGATATCCTATTTATCTTAGGATACATCAATCCAACTCCATATGTAGCTACAAATGGTAAAGTTATAAGAGCTACAGGATTTAGAGATGGAGAACTATTTAAGAAACTAAGATCTCTTGGTTGTGATGCTGACGATAATGGAAGTCTTACAAGGAATACTGATATTCTACTTGTACCAGCTCCAAACTTCTCTAGCACCAAAACAGCCAAGGCAATGCAGTATGGAGTTACCATTGTTGATGTAAATGAATTTAAGAATAATATAAGTTCTTATATTTAAAATTTAAAACGAGGGTAACTAAAAATTACATAAGAAATATATTATATTAGTGATGACAGTGTTGTACTGTTTTCATATATTTCAACATTTCAAAGGAGGAAATGAACCATGGTAAAGAAATTCAAAGAGACATCAATTCCGGAGTTATACTCCAAGTTATTAGCAGAGAACTTGTTGACTCTGCGACCAGAGCATGTAGATAAAATCTACACAGTTTTGTTTGACGCTGTGACGGAAGCGTTAGCAAAGTTTAAAGATCAGACAGCAAAGAAGGGTATCGTATTCAGAACTCTGGACGGTACTTTCATTGCAGGAGCAGCAATCTCTTATATTGGAGATGGTGATGCAGATTCCGCATCTGGACAATGGAACTATTCCTGGACAACAGATGAGAAGGATTTCGAAGATGTACTTGAGCCTATCGATATAAGATCTAATGGATTGATGGGTCAGATGTTCGGCCAGGTTGGATTCAGATTGTATTCTTTCAAGTTCGTTGACAGTGATGTTATTTCTGTTATGATGAACCTCTGTATCGAAACTATCATCAACTGGCTGAGAGATAATGTTAAGGATGGTGAGCCGGTTACACTTGAACTTGAAGGTGTATTCTCTGCAACTGCTGAAGTTGTGGATGGTGAGATTGAGATTGGTATTGTTCCGGACGGTAAGGTTAAGCAGCTTATTAAGGATGACCTTGCAATCGCAAACTAATTTACAGCATCTGCAATAATTCGAATTATAACAGTTACTAGTATTGTGATGGTAGAGGGGTAGTTTCTCTACCATCACGATATCATGTGTATGAATATTTTTTATGAGGTAATAGGTATGTCTATAGATAGTAGAACAGCTATTATTAATGGAAGGCTTATGAATATTACCTCGGAAACAGAATTACCGAGGTATAGTAAGATATTTGGTGGTAATAAAAGTGCGTACTCCAATTATGCTTTAGAGGTAGATTGTAATGGAGAGACGTATGTGTTACCATTCATTAATAAGACCGATAAATGTCCTGGTGTATATCAAGATGGGTGTTTATGTTTTGTAAATGTACCAGAGACAGAGGCAGAAAAGAAGACTTATGGGATAGAGAATCTGGATATCATAGATATTGGAAACTCTGAATCCATTAACGAATTTCTGAATAAGACTAAGACTATTAGGGATATGGAAGCGACTACTCTATCGTCCTCGGATGATAGGTTTATACCGCCGATGCTACCCAATGATAGTCCAGAAATGAGAGCATTCAAAGAAGCTATTGCACTGAAGAATTGTGACATCAATAAGTATGCTCCACGATTCGGTGAAAATTTCTTGAATGATAAGCGGTTGTTCAAAACAGGTTCTATTACAATGAACAAACTGATTTCGATATCTAAGAATTTGGATATCGAGGCAGAGCTTATCCTGAGAGATACATCTGACGATGTTCCCAATAAAATGGGAAGAGAAGTTAGGGTTATATTAACAGGAGACAGCGAAGATGATAATGAATGATCAAAATATGGCATTGTTCCCATATTATAATATGGATAACAATGTGATCAATACACCAGATCCTCGTTACTATAATGCTCAAGATATGAGATATATAGATAACGATGATGACCAGCCAGACATTGATAGGTTTATGAGAGACTTCAATGCTACAACCAGACCAAGATTCAACGATGCTTTGTTTGAAAGAAGTAATGAAGCCATTGTTGAAGGGATTAAGAAGGTTATCTTGTCTTGTAGAAGAGATAAGTACTTCATCTTAGACGTATTGGAATTCGAAGTAATCACAGATTATGATAAAATCCAGGATACACTAAGAGAATATTACAGTGGAAAGAATAAGGATAAGAATCAGAACCCCTATGAGTTTATTAACTTAAGAGATTCTGATGTTATGCTGTTAAAGACCACATACTATGTGAAGCTGAATATACCAAAGGATAAGATTGGTGTAGACAGTAGAACTAAGAAACCAAAAAGATCAGAAGGAAAGTTTCAATCACTTATCATCCTTCCGATTTATGTGGATAAGTATTATTTCCGCATTGGAGGAAACTATTATTCTCCAATGTATCAGATTGTAGATGGAAGTACATATAACAACGTTACTTCTGCCAACAGTAAGAACTCAAAGGTTACACAGAAAACCCAGTTTATGCCAATCAATATCTATAGAGAGATGTATGAATTGGTTAACCTTGGAGATAATGTAGTCTATCCTTGTACCTTATATGCTTCCTATATCTTTAAGAAGAAGATTGATGCAATGAAATTCATTCTTGGAAGATATGGTATCTATGGTGCAACGGAACTATTGGGAATTGAACAGATTTATATCACAAAGATTCCTGAGAACTTTACAGAGAAGCAGTTACACAACAACCCACCTTTAGACCCGAATATCTATTACAACTTCATTATGAAGAGTGCTAAGGGTGCTGTTAGTAGTAAGATGATTGTATCTGTACCAAAACTTCTATACGATAGAGATAGAGTTACACAGTCTTTCTGTTATACTCTTCTGAAGAACGTTAAGAAGTTTAACGAATTCGAAGATATCTATGATCCAAGATATTGGACTATCTTACTGGGTGGAGAGTTCTCTTCTCTCACTTTAGATAAGGGTATTCCGGTATTGGATTCATTCGAATCTATTTACGATATTAGAACAAGAGAAACAATCAATCTTCCACCAGAAGATAAGACTGATACTTATCATATCGTAATGTGGTTAGTCAGAGAATTTAGCTCTCTTAGAAAGAAAGACAATCTTGATATCTCTACGAAGATTCTTAGAATGGCAGATGAGTATTTACCATACATCTATGCTGCTAAACTATCTACCGGTATCTACAGAATTTCTGATAAGGGAGCAACAGTATCATTCAATGATATCATCAGGGTTATCAATACAGATCCAGCATATTTGATCAAGAATATGAACTCTTCTAATCTTGTTCCTTATGTAGATCATGTAAATGATAATGATGCGGAGATTGCATTGGCTTGTACTGTAAAAGGAATTTCCGGTATTGGTGAACAGGGTGGTAAGTCTGCAGTTCCTGTAGTATATCGTCACGTTCATCCATCACATCTTGGAAGATTAGATCTTGATGCTTCATCTTCCTCAGATCCTGGGTTATCAGGAATGGTGGTTCCAACGTTGGAAACATATAATGGACATTTTGCTCTATACGATGAACCTAATGGTTGGAAAGATCACTATAGTAACATATTATCTCAATCTAATCGGGATACTGGAATTAGAAACGCTTTAGAGTGTGATAAGACGTTCCCTCTATCTTGGGATTATGTGAAAGATGATATGGTTCAAGAGACTATTGCCGAAAGAAAGTCTTATAGGAATGCCATTATCGATGTGAATGGAGTTATCGATTACGGCGGACTTGGAGTTGTAGTCGGTGATGATGTTGAAGAAGTTGTATACAAGTACAACGGAAATTAGGAGGACTTATGGTTTCAGATTCCTATGTATACTTCCTTTACTCAGATCTTCAGAAGAGTGATAGAGAAGCTATGGAAGCTAAACTCAGTAGAAAGTTCATTCCCGGAGTCGTTATTGTAAACGGCTCCGAGTTTGAATTCACTGAAATTTCTACTACAAACAACAATGTGTACATTGATTGCAAGGTGGTTGCGGAGGGAGTTATATCTAAGATGAAGTATAAAGATATCTCTTTTGTACCAACTTGGAACTTAGTTTAAGAAAGAGGTGTTTTATGGCTCATGTATTCGATGTTATGGCATCATTGTCTGGACAGCTTAATGTGCTAACTGGACACTATTGCAATAACACTATGCTCAACTGCATCGAATCTGTTCCGACATTTATTGCCGTAACTCTCGATAGGAATAAGAGATTTACAAAACTTATGGATGGTGAAGATATTGAGATTGCTTCAATCGTAATCTCTAACACACATGATATCTTCAATCCATTATACATTGTTACCGCTACAAATGTAGAAACACCAATGGTGCTAAAAGCACCAACCGTTGTAACCAAAGGAGATAAGACTGGTCCGGCTATTGCTACAGTTGTAGTTCTTCCGAAGCTTATCTTCAATGAGTCTACAGATATCAAGGATATCGTGAAGATCTTGAAAGAAACTTATTTTGGATTGCTCAATACTGATCCGAATATTAAGTATAAGGCTTCGGATACTATGTTGCAACTTGGAAACGATAACGATCATGATGTTGTATTCGTTCCTACTTATGATCTCACCATGTTATATGCAGTGTATGGGTTTATCCATATATATATCAAGAACTACTTTGAAGCTACCAGTTCAGAGATTGTAAACATCATTCTTGGTGAAGATTATGATAGTAACAGCAAGCGGGCTCTTAGTGATACTTTGGAGAAGAACTGTGGAAGTCTGTCTTCCCTTAGAGAAGCTTTCGGACTTGGCACTCTGTTATCGGATGCTATCTACGAATAACGTTTTACAAATAAACAACATATATGTAAAAATATTAGCGTGTGCGATTATTTATTTTCTGTTTGCATTTCTTAATTGAACAAAGATGCAAATCCAATATCTTTTAAATCTGTATCATGCTAATCATTTTACACTTGAAGCCTGATAAGGCTTTATATGAATAGACGGGGATAGTGTAGTGTACACTATCCCCATTCATACCGTTTTTTAAAAGATATTGTATTTTGAACATAAAAGTACGGGGGTGGACTTACTATGTATAAACCAATGCTAACTGACCAAGAGTCAAATATTATCAGAAAAGCAGTATACAAATTTATCGATAAGAATGGATATACTGTAAGAAGTGTATGTAGCAAAGCATTCTTTATATGTGTACCAACATTCAGCAAAACCATTGGTACACGAGAAGAAACCCGAAAGATAACTATCACTGCTACACTTATGGATATTGTGGATAAACTGGTAACAGAAAACATTTTAACTATGAAAGAACAATGTATTTTGAAAGAAGCTGGTATTTATAAAAGGAAATAATGTCTCATTAGAGACATTATTTTTTGAAAGGCGGAGATTTATGAAGTTATTGTATTTTAGACTGAAGGGGTATATCAATATATTGCAAGGTATGGGTCTAGATGAGATAGTCATACCATTCGATAAATTGAATTCAAGAATTATATTGATTCAAGGAGAAAATGGTACAGGAAAGTCTACACTTCTGAATGCAATGATTCCAGCTCCAGACTCATCTGATTCTTTTAGAACAGATATAAAGATTGATGGGAATGGTACTGAGCATATTATAGAATATCCTGCTGAAAAGGAGTTACATTATCAGGATAATGAAGGATCTATCTATAAGATTCTTATCAAGTCTGTTGTAAACGATGCAATGACCTCAAGAACAACAAAGGCTTATATTTCTAAAGATGGTGTTGAATATAATCCTAATGGAAATGTATCATCTTTCAAAGATTTTAGAGATGAATTGTTCGATATCAATCCAACATATTTAGATATGTCTTCTATAGGCTCGGAGAATCGTGGCTTGGTAGACATGATTCCTTCTGAGAGGAGAAAATACCTATCATCCTTTATAGGTTCAGTGGAGACGTTCAATAACATCTTCAAATCGTTAACTAAGACAGTTTCTTCCATAAAAACTGAGATTGGAAATCTTAATGGAAGAATATATGCTATCGGAGATTCTGTAGCTTTAGAGAGTACTCTTGATAAGAAAAGTCTTGAGTTGGCTTCATATAAGAAAGATAGAGATGAAATGATAGCCGATAAAACTGCTCTGGAAGTTGAGATGAATGTATTGGATCCACATAGAAAGATTCAAGAAACTTATGAGAATATTGCAAAAGAACTACATATTCTCAAAGCAGAAGTCAGTAGAAACGAGAGCACTATAAAAGACGCACTAGCTCTCATTGGTGGAGCAGATCCATATGAAGATCTTAAAAGTGTAACGAAACATCTGGAAGATTTGAACAAAACCTGTACGGAGTATAGTAACAAACTAAGTTCATTGTCTATGTATATGGAATCTATCAAGTCTGATATATTGAACAAACAATCGGAACTTGGAAAGCTTACTTCTGATAACTACAATGATACTATCGGTGCAAGAATGTCTGAGCTGGAGAAAGATATAGCATTCTATGATAACAAGATTGGAAAAGATATGATTGAGAAATTGTCTAAGTTTTCCAAAGAAGATATTACCAATCTACATCAGAACATTTTAAAGTTTGTAGATATGCTAAACATTGTAAAAGACTCAGATACTGGTGCTTTGGAGTTAGCTACAAGATGTATTATCGATGATAAGAGGATTGATGGAGAGATTCTTAGAATTAGAGAAAATATTTCCACATCTGTAACCATGATAGCAGAAAAGAAAACCGCTTTAGCTAAGGTAGAAGAAGATATAAAGTCTATGACTCTATTAGAGCAAAGACCAAAGTCTTGTAAAGACGACTCATGTGCATTTGTAAGTTCTCTTGTAGAGATTTCAGAGAGTTATAAGGCTAAAGATAGTAATCCTTGGAAAGAGTCTCAAGCGATATCTGCTATTATAGCAGAACTTGAAACTATGTTGACTCAAGCAAGAAACGATGCCGATGCTTATGAGAGAAGTGTTAGTATCTATCATAGTATCAATGATGCACTGTCTTTGATCAAAGAATCTACGGCTACTATCAAGAAGTTTAAGTATCTCTCTTGGATGTTGGATAAGAAAGAGTTATTAACAAAGACTATTCTCAATCATTATCCGTTAATCAATGAGGTCAACTATATAGAAGATGTAAAAACCGTTATAGCGGAGATGGATAACTATACGATGCTTATGAATGAGTATAACTCATTAAAGTCAAAGTATGAAGATACTGTCAAATCAAGATCCAAAATCGATACCATTACTAAAGATATCGAATCTCTTCAAGAGAAGTATGATGATAAGCTTAAAGAATCTGATATGGTTATGAACGACTTATCATTTACAAACAACATTGTTGCAGAAATGAATAAGAAGAAAGATAATATTCAAAGAGTAATAGAGTTGTTTGAAGATAAAGATGAACTTGATAAGAGAATGGATTCTTTGAAAGAAGAATATTCTTCTATTAGAGACAATATCGAATCTATAAAAGAGAAGGCTGATGCTATAATCATTGTAGATAAGAATATTAAAGATACTGATGAAATCATTTCCAAGTTGGATGATGAGATTGCCGAGCTTAAGTTCAAATTGACAAATCTCTTAGTTTATAAGAAAGACGTAGAGAACTTGAAGACTCAATATGAGAAGACTACTTTCGTTAGAAACTTATGTTCTCAAACTGGTGGAAATAGTATTCAAGCAGAGTATGTAAAGATGTATATGAATGATATCATTTCAACTTGTAACTCTCTTCTGAAGTACATGTTTAATGGAGAACTGATTCTCCAGTTACCAGTTATAGAAGATAAGGAATTCTCTATTCCATTCATCGGACCATTTGGAATGGTTGTTCCTGATATCTCTAAAGGTTCTACTGCACAGAAGTGTATGATTGGGTTAGCTTTCAATTGTGCATCTATGATGAGAATGTCTTCTAAGTATAATCTATTTAGATTGGATGAGATTGATGGTGGTTTAGATACAAGCAATAGATATGGATTCATAACAGCATTGAATTACTTATTGGATATCACTAATGCAGAACAGTGTATTATGATATCTCACAATATGGAATTTGATACACAATCCGTATCTAAGATAGTTTGTACAAAGAGAAATGGTTTACAGTTTACATAGAAGAAATCCCATAGGTTCAATGAACCTATGGGAATCTTTTATTTTTTAATACTGATTAAACTTATCCTCATTGATATAAACTACTTTCTTTACATCTCTAAGGTTGGTGTTCTTTGCAGTTCTTGTTCTTGGATCGATTACATAATCCTCAATAAGAATGTCAGAAGATGCTGGCATATTTGGAACAGGCTCATTGGTCTTAGTATTAATCCACTGGAAGTACTTCATACCAGATTCCTGATTATAGATGATAACCTCTTCGATATCAGGATTGCCTTCATTCAACATTCTATTCTCTTCTGGAGAAATGTTGTTTAAATAGTTAGCTAATCCTCTATCCTGAGTTACCATAGATAATGGAACATCTGTTACACCATCTGCAGGAACCATTCGAATATCATTTACTGCCATTGTAAGTTCCTTTGTAGTTGGCTGAGCGTATGGCTTAGCTCCTACAGGAGTATTAATGAATGCACTATAAGCATCCATAATCATCTTATTATCATCAACCTGGAGAAGTGCTCTATTATCCTTAAAGCGTCTGTATTCCATATCATTAGCCTTAGTGATATTAGCATTGATCTCTTTGATAGCCTGAAGCTTTGTTCCCATTAAGGAAGACATAGAGGAAAGCATGTTTGTCATATACATATACTTTCCCTTCATTCCTCTAGATGTTCTGATGAAGTCTAATTCTGCTTTAGCATTAGCCATTAACTCATCAGCCTGAGAAATTACAGCATAAGCCATATTATTTGTATCGGTATAAGACTCTTCATAAACAGTAGACTCTACAATCTCCTTAGAGTTTACAGGCTCAGCATCTTTGTCTTTATTTTTTGGAGGTCTTCCTCTCTTCTTAACGGTTAAGCTTGTATCGGTAGCTCTCTCTGTTACCATTGGAATCTTGGGATCTTCTACATAAACATTTCCACCAATAAGATTTCCAAAAGATAATCCACTGGTGTTTGAGGGTTGTGGTGGTGCAGGTTGATTTGAAGGTTGATACATTTCTACCTGTATCGGATTATTGTTTTGGTCATATGCTGTCTGTTGAGCATACGGTTTCTTGTAATAGTAATTCTCTTGAGAATCACTACTCATTGGTGGGTTTGGAAAAGCTGTTATATCCATTTTTATCTCCTCTTTATATTCATTATTGTTTTACATAAATGTGCCTTATATTAAGAAATATTTCGCCAAAAACTTACTAATACATACATTTTAGGAGGTTATAGAGCATGGGCAAGAAAAAAACATTGGACGATTTAATAGATAGAAGCGAGTATGAGTTATTAATTCCGGGATATCCGAAGGGTTCAGATTTGACAATCTTGAATTGTAATTATATCAAGAATTATATCAATGATGAAGACGGTGGTAGTCGTATGGATGATTATATGTATATCATCTATAAAGATAATGTAACCGGAAAGAAAGGGTATTATGTAGAAGAGTATCCAAAGATTACATTCTATATGATAGATCCAGAAAAGTATAATGTTCCAAATTATATTTTAGCACAATTGGAAAAGGATAAACTTAATCCAATAACTTGTAGAATTCAAGACTTATTAAGAGTATTGGCAGAGTTGACTGGAAATCTTCAATTCTTCTATGATAATATCAGAAGTAAGAATATGTCAGCAAATCAGGCATTACATTTGGAACCATCTGTATTGGGTTCAGATATCAACCCGGAAGATTTTTATAGATATCTATTTGCTAAGTCTTATACTAATACAATCTGTGCTTTAGATAAAGCATTCTTGGATATAGAGGTTGATGGTAGATACTCTTTACACGATTTTCCTGAGTCCGGGGAATGTCCTATCAATGCAATATCATATTTGGATTTAAAGTCTAAGACTTCATATCAACTTCTGTTGAAGAATCCTGAGAATCCATTGATTGAAGATTATATGAAATCTTTTGATGATGGTACAGAGTATAAGAAGATCAAAGATTTCGTAATCGATACTGTAGGACAAAAACTATCTAGGAAGTATGGTCTTTACGATATCGAATACAAAGTATTATTCTTTGAAGATGAGTTGGACTTAATCGAAACAATGTTCGATATCATCAATAATACAAATCCGGATATGTTGATGATTTACAACATGGCATTCGACTTGAACTACATTATCGATAGATTGGTTACTCTTGATAAGAATCCTTTGGATTATATGACCAATAAGAAAGTAAGTAGACAGTTCTTAACATATCATGTTGATGAAAGAAATATGAACAATCTTGAAGAACGTGGAGATTATGTAAAGATAAGTTCATTTACAGTATGGATTGATCAGATGATAAACTTTGCATCTATTCGTAAAGGTAAAGCAAAATTTCCAAGCTTTAGATTGAATGATATTGGATATACGATAGCAAAGGTTAAGAAGTTAGACTGGTCTCATATTACAACAGATATGAAGATGCTTCCATATCTTGATTATAGAGTATTCTCATATTACAATATTATCGATACTATTGTTCAGCATTGTATTGAGAAATGTACTCAAGATTGTGAGTATATCTTTACAAAAGCATTGGTAAATAATACAAGATATGAGAAAGCTCATAGACAATCTGTATATATCAAGAACAGATTTAAGTCGGATTATGAGAAAATGGGATTCATCTTAGGAAATAACAGAAATATTGTTAAGACTGAAGGTGGTCATAAGTTCCCAGGTGCTATGGTTGGAAATCCTTTAAATAATGATAAGTCTGTATATATCACAATTGATGGACATCCAACAAACATTGCAGAATATCTTGTAGACTTTGACTATGCAAAACTATATCCATCAATTCTTGAACAGTTTAACATTGCTTCTAATACTCAGATTGGAAAGATTATTATTGATAAGCAAGTATCTGATCTTGAGCATCATGATATGTATACTTCTCAGGATGAAGAAGAAGATATGACAAGATATAGTAGAGGCGGAGAGTTCTTGGAGAATTTGATGACCGATAATATGATATCGTTCTTCCATAAGTGGTTCAAACTTGCAACTTTCAAAGAGCTTCTTGATGATATGAGAGAGTTGATTCCAAATGTTGAGTATGGTTCTAATAACAGAAACGTTATTAACTTTGGAACTGTTCGTAGAATAGAAGCTATTAGCTTTATTGATAAGAATTATGATATCAGTAGAGCAAGAGAAGCTATAAGGTTTATGGATGTTATTCCTATGGAAAAGAAGGAATCTTTGATAGAGCAGATAAAGGAGAAAGCATTATTATGATGAGTACAATGGCGGAGTTCGTTGAATATGTACAATCTATAGTAAAATCATGTGCCGGATTCATTAAGACTGATGGAAACTTCTTACATGTTCCAGGTACAATATATATGATAAGTGATGATTGTACAGTTCTTTCAAAGGTAAACATTCCATTACTCAATCAAACAGTTTTCGGGGGAAATATCAATACATTTTTAAAGATATCTTCTCCCGAAGATATGGAAAACATAACAAGATCTTTATACTCATTAGGAAACAATCTTTTAATGCAAAGAATGATAGAGCAATGTGGTAGATATGATGCTGTATTGAGTCTTGCACCAATAGAGTATGAAGAAGATTGTACATTGATTCCATACTTTGATGAGTTATCTCAAGGTGGAGAAATGAATCCTTTGAAGTATATGGGTGGTACCGGACAATATATATTGTATATATCAAAATGGTTACTCCCAATGAATAAAGGAGATTTATGTAAATTGTCCATATACAATAATGGAGAACTTAAGACTGTATGTTTTACAGTTCATAAGAAAAAGATGAAATTAGATGTCCAAATTATGTACAACATAATCCCCTATGCGAGCTAATCGCATAGGGGTTAAGTTCTGTTTAATAATCATCTCCGCCACCACCAGAGCTTTCTGGTGCTTGTTTAACGCTAAGAGCAATCCTAGCACGATCTTTGATCTTAATGATTTCTTCCTCTGAGATGTATCCAGGAATCAGCTTAGATATAAGAATCTTCTTATACTCAGCCTTAGCTTCATCAGCCTCTCCAATCATATCAATCTCAACTCTACTATCAGCATACTGTACAGCAGTCTGTAATAACTGTTGTCCCTGTGTAAGTGATAAGTATGCAGGAATCGGTAATCTTAACTCCAACTCTTCAAACTCATTATATTCAAAGAAATATAACTTTGTAAGAATCGGAGACATGAAGTTCTCAATGATTGCCTGTCTCTTCAATACATTTCTTAAGAGTTTTGCATTGGTCATAGTATAACGAATAGCAAAGTCCATACCGGTAGAAGAGTTTACAATCTCAACAGGAACACCTGTAGAAGATATAGCAGATTCTTCCAAATTCTGCATCATATCTGCCGGGAAATCAAACTGTTGACCTGGTTGTGTATCAAAGGATATTGGTGCCGTTCCAGATGAATCTGTAGGTATTACAAAGTCATTAAAGCGACCCAACATTCCAAGCATGTTCGATACAGACTCCATTTGTCGCACTCCAAAGTTACCCTTCTTTATCTGTGAGATCACATTTAACAATGACTGTGCAACGTTAGTGTCAAGTGATTGTTTAACGTAATAGACACGTCTATCATATCCTCTAATAGCTTGTCCTAGTGTGGTGGTGATGTTCAACATAATCCACTGCTTAGCAGCAACAAGAGAATCCCACAAATCAGAAATACCTCTATTAGTATTTGGATCTGTCCTAAACTTCAAATGATGTACATCATCAGCAGGAATGAAAGTAACATTCATATCCATAGAAGTCTTAGAGATATTGAAACGATCGTTATATCTCAACATCAGATAGATTTCTTTAGAAAGATCGCTATTGGAATTGATAAAGGTTGCATCAATTGCATTGGAAATTTTTCCAGCAATAGATTTGAGAAGTGTATCTCCTTCACTATCACCCTTATTCTGTTTGAATATAGAGTTGATAGAGTTTGCAGATGTGGTTGTAGCTATGTCATTAGACATATCTCCACCAAGCTTATCTAAATCTACATCAATGTAGTATCCACCGAAGAATGTATCTTCGATATAGATGGGGATGAACTTATCGTGTTCAATAGTCTTTAATACACATCCATTTACCTTTGTATTGGTAGACTTATTTCCTCTCTCAGAGCCGGTATCATACAAACCTTGAGCAGCAGTCTTATCATAATCTTCAATCTTAAGATCATCTGTAGGAATAGTCTTATCAAATTTAAGAACGTTCTCATCATCAATCCTGCTGATATGTTGGTCATATGTAGCTTTTCCCTGAGTAGCTTCAAGAATAGAGAACTCCGATAATCCAGTTAACAGAGAAGACTTGATAGCATTTCTGATGAAAGTATTGTTATCGATAGCTTCTTTGATTACATTAGACTTATCGAATGTAACATGAATTCTCCCATCCTGTGCTTTGATCTTAGTATTCTTACTACCAAGCTTTACAAGCTCTCCCTTAGTATCAACAACAGCTTCTGATACGGTAGAAAGCATATTGTTCTTTCTTGTCAGAAGTGTTTTGAATGCTTTATTATAAGGAACACAGTATACAAATACTTCTCCATATTTAGAAGTCATATCGTACCATGTTTCTACACGGTTTTCAAGATCGTAACGAGTAGAAAGATTATCAATGTTATTCTCCATAACAACCTTTCTATCGTTCTGTTGGGTTTCATTCTTGGGAAGAATTCTCAAGAACTCTTTGCTATAGGAATCTGAACATAATACAGCATCCTTTTTAATATCCAAAGCTGTTTGGAGCTTTGGCATATATTTGCAGATAGTATCAAATTCATCATCCATTTCTTTGATCCACTTTGTTTTGGAATATGCTTCCATAATTCCACCCATGATATCTGGTTCTTGGAATAAAGTGGAAATATCCTTATCATTGCCTTTACCAAGGTTCATATTAACAGGATCTGATTGGATATTGTTTGCTAATTTCTGATATAGCTTGGAGATATTAGACAGATTTTTGAAATCGTCATCTCCTGTAGCTTTAGCGATAGAATCGTCTAAATCGTCAGTGATTTTATTATATAATAAATCCTGTACGTCTGAAGTGTGATACGTCGTAGAGTATAGATTAGATATCTGACCATCTAATGTATCTAATTCTCTAGACACTTTTCTATTTTTATCTGCCATTTTTCTTGTCTCCAACCTTCTATAATTAATTGCTGATTATATTCATGTTTAAAATATACAAAATAATGTAGTAGGACATTGCTGCCCTACTACATATATCTAAGTGATTAAACCTTGTACAGATTGGTTACTGTGGATGCCAGTGTTTGGTTGGTAACGATGTTGGAAACCATACCATTATTCTCAACCTTGGTGTTGTATACATCGTATACATAGTCATTAGAGTCAAGAATAAGCTTTCTGTTACCATTGGTTGTAAGGTCATTCTGAAGAAGCATTGCTGCATATCTGTTAACCTTATCACCCATGATTGGGAAGCAGTTAAAGCTGATAGAGATTTCCTGGAAGTCAATGGAACCCTTTGTGGAGTTGTACATTGTTCCCATCGGAGCAGAGGTTGGCTGTGCGTTAGCTAACAAGTAAGCCTTCTCAATCTTTCTACATGTATTATCTGTTACATAGTATAAGAAAGTAAAGGTCTCATAGTCTGCACCCGGATCGGTGATGATACCATCAGCAATAAGACCATGGTAAGTCTTAGCCTTAGTATTAGGATCCTTAATACCGGTAAGGTATGTAGCAAGATAGTTAGTTAACAGAGAACCAGATCTCTCATAGAAGGACATATCTACCTGAATAGATGTATCCATGGTAACGTTGTTAATCAGCTGCAATTCGTTGTTACCGTTGGAAATGGTACCAGCGTTTGCACTGATATCCGGAATTCCGGAAAGTCCCTTGAACTCACCCTCAATGATGTGAGTAACACCATCCTGAAGGTTCTTTACTTTTGCATCTCTTTGACCAAGAATCTCCATGAACTTTGGTACGGATACAACGGTGATGAATGAATATCCAGACTCGAACAAGTCAAACTGCTTAAGGTTTGAGAAGTCGGTAACACCCTTCATCAGTGTATACTCCGTCACGTTTCTTGGTAATTTGATATAATTTAATCCTGTTGTAGACATAATATATTATTACCCTCCATTATAAGTTGATAGAAGCAGTAGATACACTGTTACCGTTATCCGGTGATCCCTCAACTGCAAATACGTCGAATACTTCTCCCTGTGGGAAGTCCTTATAATAGCAATACAGAGAAGCATTGAAGATCTTGTTGGAGATCATCTCTGGGTCTCTTGTGTAAACCATATCAATGGACTTGAAGTACTTCTTGTACTTTGTGATAACGTTATCAACGATCAACTCTCTGTACTTGTTGAAGTCAACAACGTTTGCATCTCCAGCAGCATCCATAAGCATGAATCTGATCTTCGGAGTATATCTTCTGATATCCTTAACACACATCTGTGTTACGATAACGTTAGAAGAGTAGGACAGAGGTCCGTTATGATCCTGAGAAGTGTAAGTAGACAATACTGTCAATACACCCTCGGAAGAGTAGTTAGCATAGTTCAGCTTCAGCTCATCAAGAATTTCCTTCTGATTGATCTTCGGAGTAATTCTCGGAGTGAAAGTCATAGTTCCTTCAATAGCCTCAGTGATAACGATACTATTGAACTCTCCGGCAATCGGAGCGGCAACGTTAGTTGTATAATGCTTAACCAGCAATGGAGCTAATCCATGTAACATGGTAACTCGAATCTGCTTCTTGGAATCTCTATCAATGATATCATAGCAAGTAATGTAGTCACCAATGAATGGAGACTTAACAAAGAACTGCTTCTGAATCTTATCTCTTACATCCTGAAGAGAACGAACATCTGTTCCTAAATCTCTGAAGAAGAAGAAATCCTGCCTCCACATAGCCAACTGAGAAAGCTTCTCTTTAACTTCATCCGGATAGTTAGCATCACAGCAGTAGTCGATCTTATACTGATCAAGATCCCAGATAGAGGAATCTGTATCTCCGGATAAGAACTTAGTAGCAGCATTTGTCCACTCCTTAGAAGGAACAAGTCCTGCGAACGGATGCTCTGGGAAAGCTCCATCGGTACCGGACTCTAATGGAATACCATAAGTAGAAGACAGATTTACAGCATCTGTAGATTCATTATCGATTTCTAATCCTGGAAGAACTCTTCCACGAGTTGTCTTACCGAATAAGAAGTCAGACTCATAAATAGCCTGCTTAGAGTAACCGGTGATCTCAGCTAACTTAGCAACAAATGCCTCAAGACCTTCAGCATCGTATCTGGTCTTTAACTGGGTGGAAGTGCTCTCTGTAAGAGAAAGATTTCTTCTTGTTCCGGAATAGTTAGAGATTCCGTCCGGATATGCAGAGAATCTTGCATTCTCAAGAACAGTATTGCTCTCGATATCCTGAAGGTTGTAGATCATGAATCCAGCATTCTTAGATACATCGTAATCTGGCATAATGCGGAACTTCTTAATGGACTTTCCACGTCCGTTCTCACAGATAACGAATAATGGGAACTTAGAATCAGTCTTTGCCTTATTTGCAGCATCAAGAACCGCATCAACATTCTTCACATTCTCAATAGTAGAGATTGTGTACTTAATCTTTGCATAGTTAACGGTAGCCTTAGTTCCTGTAACCTCTTCAGTTTCAGCACCACTATCGTTGATATACAATTGCTTTCCATCAGCAGTAGTCTTGTCCTTAGCTTCCTGGGTAACGTTTGCAAATACAACAGCATTTGCAAGGTTGGCATCATCAGCAACGATTCTCTTAGCGAGAATTCGTCCGCCGGCATTTACGATGGCATGAGCCTGAATCAGAGGCTGACCATACTTGAAGAAGTCTGCAGTGGATCCATACATAGAAACGAAATCATCTTTAGTGAAGTTCGTAATTTCCTCTGTACCCTTATCTGAAGAAAATACACATAAGAATAGAGGGATAGATTCATCAGCAATAGTAATCTGTCTCTGCTTTTGAAGTACTTCATGCAGATTTATTTTTGTACCAGCATACATATAACTGTTTATCCTCCTTAGTTTTTTAATGACTTATCAAATATTTTAAAATATTTACTAATATCACTTAGATATTTAATCTTATGTTAAAAATGGCTACATTGTCATGATCTTTTCAAGCGGAGATTCCTTATGTTTAGTCTTTCCAGTCTTCTCGTCATCAGACATCATAACTGCAACCATGATAGATTCATCGATGTTCTCAGACGTCATAGCAACGAATGGAGAAATCAATTTAGCAGCTCTCTTAATAGAGATTGGCTTGTAACCGGTCATAGATTTATCTATAGCTTTAGATAATCTAAAAGGAATGTTTACATCTTCCGGATCTCTGCAGATCTTGGAATATAGCAATCCCATTGCTTGAGAATGTACAGAAAACTTACCACTGTTCAATTCCATAGCATCAAACGGATAAGAGAACAATGTATCATATGGTATACTATTCGGAACATTACCGGTTCTCAAATGTAATCTGAATAACTCTGATACGTTATCAATATACTTCTCCGTATGGATTCTTGTGATTAATTGATCACCATCGAAGAATCTTAATACACCATATACCGTTTCATCCAATGTTGGATCTAATTGCAACTTCACATTTCTTTCAACTTTTCCAGGTTTACACATAAAGATTGTTGGATAGTTGAATATCTTCAGTTTTCCAGGTTTACCCTTTGCATCAAATATTCTGTAATTGAAAGAACCAAGTATCTTTAAATAAGATCCTTCAACCGTAGTAGACTTTGAACCAAAGTACTCATCTGGAATATAGTATTCTAAGTATCCTTCACCAGAAAATAACAAAGCATCACCATCTCTTCGTGAGAATGGTGGAATGTCGATGTGTTTAAATGATATTTCCATATATACTCCTTTTTATTGTATTACTATGAAGTTTTACCCCTATACCTTAAATGGTATAGGGGTAATGTTTTAGAACTGTAGGTTTCCGAAGTTATCCAAATACCCAATAGGATACTCTGGACGATAGTCTGTACGATTAGTAATCTGGTTATAAGAATACTTTGTCGTAACACAGTTTAGATAGTTTATAAATATCTCAACTCTTGGGAGAATAGAGTAATACTTATGAACATCACCATCTATAACAAACTGATCATCTAACCAGATATTTGCATTAAACATATCAGAATACTTTTTTCCTATATTATCCCAGTCAGGTTTTGGTGTAGGTCTATGCATTCCAATCTCTGCAAGTAATGTATCAATTTGATTAAAGTATGATGGTATTTTAAAGTATGTATCTATCCTCATTTGACAAGGAGTTTGAACAAACCAATCTAATGTAGTAAGCTCTTCGTCTATAAGTCTATGCATATAGCGATTATCTTCAGCAGCATTTGGAGAATATACATGAACAAACTCCGATGCCACTCTTGCCATATTAGAAAGATTTGCTCTATTTACCAATCTAAATCTTGGTCTCTTTGCTCCTTCTGGGTCTTCGTATAAAACTATCTTGAATGAATAGTATTGCATATTAGCTTCCATCATACGCTTTTTAGCAACTATATCATTCATCTTTGCTTCTGAAAGATTGCATGAATTTATAAGATACATCAATCTCTCAGAATCCTCTTTTGGAATGTTGGAGTACTTTGCTTGATAGTCCAACATTTTTTCTTTTCTATTTTTCATAACTCACCATTATTGCATATGAATGTTTCTAAAGCTTATATCTATAGGCAGTACATGAATAGGATTTTTTCCAGATAAATCAAGCCACCATCCAAGTTGTCTCATTACATAATCATTTATAAATGCTGGATCTCTTTCATATGTATAGTTGTTAGTTCTTTTATTATACACATGGAAAGTTATAGAGAAATTTCCTCCAATATATGGGTCTCTGACAGAATCTTTATAATGTTGTAAATCTACTCTAAATGGTGCACTAAATACCGCATATATCTTGTAATTTTCAGCATCAGCATATGAATTGTACTCCAATCCATCATGTAATACAGTTGTTGCTTCCATACATTTTTTAAGATATTCTGTGTTAACGTTATCTTGCGGTATATATGGTATGGAAAACTCATAATTACAAACTCGATGTGTATCATCCGGATTCGCTGATGTAAACCGATACAGCTTGATAACTATATCATCTATTATAGGGGTTTTATTAGAATTTATACATCTAACCAACATGTTTGAAAACCAAGGTGTTCCAGATTCTATTTTAGCATTTAAAACGTTTGGTCTAATAATAGAATTTGCAGCCTCTGGTTTGTATACAATATGTGGAGTTTTATTAAAATCGTATGATCGATATCCCCATTGCTCTACATCTGTTGGTATTGCAAATACCGTATATCCTCCCTCCAAATTATCTTTGTTATATTGGGATGCGGATTCATATGGAAAAATTTTTTTGTTTGTTAACTTTCCCAACATAAATAAATCATTTTGCTGAGAAGATATTCCGCTACCATGTTCATTTCTTTCCGAGAATGTTATAGCTCTATTCATGTCGGCAGCATCATTTAGAATTATTTCTATATTTGTACCACTGGTATAAGTATATTTCTTGCCAGATGGATGGGATTCATATGTAGCCAGCGACAGCTTTCCAGTTTTCATCTCACCATCTTGGTTGAAATATATCTGATTAACAGGAGTATTTTCCGGTGTACAATCTGTATATCTAGAAGGATCTACAAGAAAACTTCTAGACAATTTAAGCTTTACAATACCATTACCATCATGGAATCCCTTAGGGATAGTATACGTTTTGTTTGTACCATTCAGTATCGTCTCTGGCTGGTTAGTGTATTTGGTAGCTTTTCCAACCTTAAATCCCATTGTAGTGTCGGTGAATCTCATTGGACTAGGAACCATATCTTCTGGTACTTCGTCCAAAGCTTCAAAGAATTCTGCATATTTATCATTTATTGTTATGGATTCATAATACACTTTATATGCGGAATATGTAGGACTATATCCAGAGTCCTCTGGACCAAAGTCTACATGAACGTTTCCCTTATTTAAAATTGTACCGGTTACAAATTCTCCATTTTTACCAATAGCAGTTTTACCAAGTATGATATTATCCGCAGTAGCAGTTGTTGGTGCGGTTGTAGCAGGATTGTAAATAACCTTACCGGTACCATCGTGGAATCCTTTAGGAATAGTATAACTGTTATTACTATCTCCTAATACGATAGCAGAAGTATTGGTGACATTCTGTATAGTTCCAGTTACAACGGTACCATCTCTGTTATATCCCTTCTTAGTAGCAAGAAGATCATCTGCCGTGAAATTAGTATTTGCTTTTATGGTTTCTTTTATCTTTTCTGCAAGATTAAGTCTTCCAAAATATCTATCAACAATTCGATTACTATCAGGATCTTTTGATATGAAAGTTTTTCCTTCCAATACATCATCCATTGTAGCTGTAGTTTCTGTTGCTATAATATCTGGAATCGATACTGATAAACTCGGATAATATCCCGGTTTAAATTTTAGTGTTTTAAACTTTCCACCAAACCATATATTTTGGTATCCAATAAGAATATCGCTACCCGATCCTTTATCAACAACAACCGGGGTTCCATCGGCTTTATATGTCTCTATAGTTCCAACCAGCCGATCTCCATTGGAATTATAAGCGGTTTTAGATTTAAGAATATCTCCAGATGTTGCAGTAGATTGTGCAAGATTTGCAAAACCTCTAGCAGTACCGGTAATCTTTACGCCATTTACCCAAGCAGTCTTACCAAGCATAATATCAGCAGCAGTTGCTGTAGCAGCTGTAGAGTTTGCTGTAGAAGCTGTAACTATTACATTATTCTCCAGATAATATCCCTTTGGAAGTCTATATTCTGAACCTGGTCCAAGTTCAACTCTAGAATTGTTAAAGGTTCTAGCTTCTCCTAAAACAAGTTCTCCGTTCTTTGCAGATACATATGCAAAACCACTTGCTACGTCAGCGGGTAACGCAGCAAGTTCTTCTATTTGATTTAAGTTAATTTCTTCACTCATAGTTACTCCTTAGAATTGTCTATTAAGGGCATGGATGTCATGGAATTCAACATCAATATATGTCTTATATTGAGAATCCCATAACTGTTCAGCATATGGGCTATATTTGAATAGATCGTGTTGCTCATAATTTATCTCACCATTCGCACCGGATACATGGAATGTAATCGGGAAATTTCCTCCGGTAAAACTTACACCCAATCCGGGTTCTATTCTTACTTCTCTCGGTGCTCCACATACTGCATAAATCTTATAGTTAAACTGCTCATAAATATCATGAGAGTTATTATAGCTGATTCCATCATAATCTACATTACATGCACTTCTACACTTAAAATGATACTCTGTTAAATTAGTATCTTCTGCAGTTCTTGGAAGATATGGGAATGTAATCTTATATATCAAAGAATCTGCAGACTTACTACTATTATTGTAGAATTTAACAGTAATCTTATCAATCACAAGATTCTCTTTTTGAATCTGGATATTCTTAGAGAACCATGGTGTGTAGTAATCATCATGTATGTTGTATTTGTAAGTACCAAAATACCCACCGGCACTTGGAACATACACAGAATATTGTGTATTCTTTAAAGACGATACAGATTCTCCATTATACTGTGCATTATAATGGTTGATATGTGCAAACTGTCTCAACGGTGTTGGTATAGCTAATACGGTATTTGCAAAATCTCCAGCTCTCTCAATTTCTTCTGTATAGATAGGAACAAATTCTTTTGCAGAATCTTTTGTAGAACGGTTTACAAAAGATATCACTCTATTTGGAGTTGGATCGTCGCTGAAACTCAGATTAATCTTATCGTTTCTACCGTTAAAAGTAAAACCTTCTATGTTTCTTCTTAAGAATACAGGATTCCAGCTTGATAAAAGTACACCACCCTGTTTACAATCACCATTCTGATTAAAGAAGTATGTTCCGTTTAATACTGATGATTCGGATGCTTCTTTTACAGAAATAGAATTTATCGTTTTAACAAGTTGAAAGTTGACTTTTCCGGTACCATCATGGAATCCCTTTGGAATAGTATATATCTGATTAGTGTTAGATACTATTGCGGGAGTAATATTGGTAGCATTCGGCATAGTTCCGATAGCCGGTTGTACTGTATCACCATTTCTGACATATGTTGTTTTTCCAGTAAGAACATCTTCTGGTCTGGCGGTTACAACGTCATTAGCTCTAGCACTAATCTTTGCTTCAATATCTAAAGAACCTAGCACTTTGGAATTATTCACAATAGCAGACTTTCCCAATGCAATGTCTTCCGCAGTTGCTGTAGTATCTGCAAGGTTTGGAATTATAGCAGAAACTCCATCATAGTATCCTGTAGGGAATAATGAAGGAACAGATACTTTCTTCTTTGGAAGCGTATTAGATTCTCCATACAATTTTGCAATATCTACAGTATAATCAATATTCTTCGGAACGGTTCCGACAAAGTATTCTGCATCGGAATTGAAAGCAGACTTTCCTTCTAATACATCTTCAGGAGTTGCTGTAGAAATAAGATCACTATTAAAGATCTTTCCGGTTCCAACAAGTCTTCTTCCACCAACCCATGCAGTTTTATTTTTAGCTATATCTCCTGGTCTGGCAGTACCATATGTAAAATCATCTATAGGAGTAGCGATAATTTCTACACCCTCTTCATAAAATCCTGGGTTCAGTTTAATCTTTTCTCCCGGCTCTATATTCATTCTTTTAAAAGGAATAGCTTCAGCTTCTCCAAACATAATCTCTCCAGTTTGAGCATGAGCATATCCATATCCTCTAGCGACATCTGTCGGCGTTGCTGATTCTGTATCTACTCTGGTGGAGGTTGCACCATTCTCTCCTGTAACGGAATCATAGTACAGATTATTATCATCTCTGGGCATATATGTTCTCCTATAAGTTTATTTTCTTTAATTGATAGTGAAATGGTCATAGAAAATAAAAAAGCTTAGATAGACATTGTCTATCTAAGCATTATTTTATCGTTTTAAAAATTCAAATTTCTTACCGCAGATAATGTAATATGGCTTCGGACCTTCTCCGAAGACATAATAATTTATCATATCAGCTAATACAATTGCTATGGCAGATAGTAACACCCAGAAGATTGTAAATTGTGGACAGATTACTCCATACAAGTTAAATCTCATATCACTATAATCCCACATCTTTACATGGAAGATATATACACTAACCATTCCAACAAGGAATTCAATTAATGTAACAACCAATCCACCGGCGAACATCTGGTATGGAAGCTCTATATCCCAAGATACATTGTTATTGAATGAATCGATAATCATAAATGCTGCAGCACCCATTAATCCGGATGCTAAATAAGACCAACCCAATTCAAACATCTGCATCTTAGCATGGAACAATACTTCAATGGTTATATATGTCGAAAATCCAATGTAGAACAACACTATCTTTCTAGATAATTCTTTCATACGCACCTCACGATTAATGTTGTCTGGTGGTAGAATCTTCTACATTGGTCGGATCCATATTACCAATAGATACAGACATATCTGTTTTAGCAGTACCGTCTTTCATTTCTTTGGTAAACTTGGAAACAAACTGATTCATGATATCTGCAGACTCTTTGATGATCTCAATATACTTGGACATATATTCTCCAGTCAATTGGTCACCGTACTTGATAAGAGTAACAAACTTAACATCATCATCAGTCTTAAATTCATTGATGATATATCTTTTCAACTGATTGAAGTAAGTTGTCTGAACTGTCTTATTAGACATAAGAGCCATGTAGATCTTAAAGATCTCTTCCACAGAATACATGCGACAGTCTCCACCATCAGCATGGTATGGTTGTGGCATTCCAGTAGTTCTTGCAGAAACCATTAGGTTATCAATATTGGTCTGATCACCATTTGCAAGCTTGTAAGAGAAGTGTTCTGTAACTGTACCAAGTTCTACATCTGCACCATTCTCAATAATAGTATTACACATTACTGATAGTTCAGCAATCTTGGTAGCTTTAGCTTCTTCAATACTGATAGGAAGATTTTCTCCTATAATTTCCTTATAGATCTCATTCTTCTCATCATAAGTGAGTTTTGAATAAGATCTTAATGTAGCAGCAATATCTCCACCATTATTATACTGATTTACAACGGCTGCTGTAATAATTCTTCTTTCCAAGTTTGAAATCATACAGCACCTCCTAATACATCAGCCAATAATGACAACAGCTGTTCATTTTCTGCTTTAAGATTTTCCATCAACTGTAATGGCGGAATAACTCTCTTTGCAGCATACTCCTTGGTTTCATACTCCAGAACATTTCCTTCTGCATTATACTTTGGAATCTTTTTAATAAGAACAAAGATTCCATCTCTATATACAGCAGGAAGTTCTATCTGATATTCAGAACAATCGATTGCATAAGAATCTTTATCATACATGATTTTCACAAAATTGTTAGCAGTAGTGGGATCTTCAAACATGTTGACTCCTACTACGTTATTAACACCTTTTTCATCAGGAGTGATAATAGCAAATTCTCTCTTATTATACATTCACTATCCCCTTTCCATAGCCAAAATTTCATTTCTATATACTTCCATAACACGGTCACCCCACTCTAAGTAGATGCAACCAAATCCACCACTACCGGCACCATATGAATTACTTGCAGTTCCGGCACCATATTTGCCACCTCCACCGCCGCCTCCTCCGAGACCGTCGGTTCCTCGTGCAGCTTCAACATGTGCGGTACCACCACCGCCACCTCCGCCGGCACCACCGTTTGGATATGTTGTGACTTCTCTTTCATATGTTGGTCCACCACCACCGCCACCACCGGAATATAACACTCCAGTTAGACGCGAACGAGTAGTCGAACCTTGACCTGTACCCGGATTATAATTAGGCATTTCTCCAGCAGTTCCACCACTACCATCAGATCCACCATTTCCTGGTGAATGGTTTCTTGATCCAGCACCAGTAGATGTAAATCCTCCCGGTCCACCACCACTACCACCATTTCCACCATTAGGAGATATTGTTCCAGCATATTCCCCATTACCCATAACATATGGTTGGGCAGAATTTTTTCCATCTTCTACAGATAAAACTAATCTATTATTTCCAAATACGACTGTTGTTGGGTTATTGTTCCAGTTGCGTGCTGCTCCATTACTATAAAACGCTCTACTTAATTTATAGCTTATAGTTTCCCCAGGAATAACGCTTATAAGTCCTTCTTTAAAGTAGCCTCCGCCACCTCCACCACCACAAACATATCTTGTACGTTTTTCGCCGTTATCTTTCCAACAGTCAGAGCCGTTTCCACCATTTCCAACCAATACATATGCCATATATCTAACACCAGCAGGAACAACAGTTTGACCAATTCCGGCATTCAAGTCTCTTCCGTTAGATATATTCAGATTACCATTAATATTATTGATAATCATGCTAGATGATGTTGTTTTACCATAAATGATATATGTATCATCTACTCTAATATATGGTCTAACATGAACGGTGACATTACCAAGAGGAATTATATCGCTAGTATAATCATAAATACTTGTATTCTGATTATACGGGATATACTGTCTTATATTGGTAGATCCAGCTATCGTTACTTCGAAACCGGTACATAATCCATGTCTGGTTTTGGTATCAGTAAATTCGGTCTTATCGTATGACGTACGTTGATTTGGGCTCAGCGTCCATGTCATACTAACTTTGCTAGAATAGAGCTGAGCCAACTTAAAATTTGTAACAACCGCCAATCCAAACATATCTGCAGCCATCTTTGCTACAGTATCCTTAGACAGTTCGATAGTAGGATCTTTTCCATCGGTTCCCTTGAAGTATGCACCGTTAGGAATTCTAATAAATGCAGAATTTGTCTTAATTTCTACATTATTGGATTTCTTTGCAGAATCATTATTTGGCATTAAACCGGTTTGTTTAACGCCACTTTTAGCAGTAAAAGTATTACCTTCTACAACATATTTTGCAACAGCATCTCCAAGCTTAGTAGCATCAATTCCAACTTCAAGATCTCTATCTACATATCCAGCAGAGAAATTATCAGCCTTAAGAACCATAAACGTATCATTACGTTTTTCCATATTGTCAAAAACCGCAACATTTTTTCCACTTGGAAGAGTTACCGTTCTTCCAGTGGATATATTTGGCATTGATCCGACTTGTGGTTCTCCTTCTCTATCCATATATGTCTTACCACGTAAAACATCAGATGGAGAAACATCTACCAAATCTAAATCAGTAGCTCCTCCACCTGGTCGCATTAATACTTTTCCCATATTAAGTCCTCCGAATTACTTAAATTGGTTATACCATTCTTCTTCAATAATCTTATCAGAACCAGATAAAGATCTTATCATATCATACTCTTCTTGACCAATAATCTTTACAGCCCATTCTTCTGGGACATATAGCTTTACTCGTTCCTTTTCGTTATGTTTAGCAAGAACTTTATTCCAATAATAATTATTTGCAAGAGCTTCTGCTGTATGTGTATCACAAATAGCAGTAACTCTCTTGTTTACATCTCCAGTATGTTGATAGTTATATGCAGAACACCAACCACAACCAGCAGCAATAGGACAATTGAAACACTTATCTGTACTCTGAGATCTTCTTGTGATAGAATGCAATGTACAAATATTACAATGATCCTTTTCACAACATCCGATACCGGTATTTACATTACCGATTCTAAGAGGTTCAACATCATCTCCAACAGAAGATTTCATATATCTTACACAGTTGAAGATATCTCCTCTTACATCTACAGATACCATCTGTCCATTACCACCACACCAGTTTTGATTATCTTCTTGCTCCATCGGATGGTAACCTATCGGTTCAAATAGTCTGATAGAAATCTTGTCTTCCAAATCATTTGCAATCATATAATCTGCAAGATCTTTCAATTGTCTGTATAATTCTTGAGCATGTTCCAATTTCCACACATCTTCATACACACAATTTTCATTAACGTTCGTAAAGCCAAGATTTATCATGTTTTTAATAGCATCAGATAAGTATGAGACGTTCTCTGGAGCTATTGTAAGCTTAGTACTACCTGAACCGGTTCTTTTCATCCAATCAACAGCAGCTTTAGATGCTAGATCGTATGATCCTTTACCATCATGGAAAACTCTACAAGAATCATGAAGAGTTTTATTACCATCAACAGTGATTGCAAGAGATACTCTTCCTTCATACTTCTTTAGGAACTTCTGTACTTTTTCTGTAAAATACAATGTACCATTTGTTCCAACAGAAACCATGAAGTTATACATCCAAGGATGATTTAATTCAATACATCTCTTGAAGAAGTAATCAAGAATCTGATCAATAAGATCTACCTCTAAGAAAGGTTCTCCACCAATGAAATCGATAATAATAGCATTGGTATTATCTTTATTGAGATAATTGTTCTTAGACTTATCATCAGTAAGCAAAAGATCAATAAACTTCTTTGCATCTTCAATCTTTAACTTCTGAGCACTCTTGCAAATCTGATAACAGTATGAGCATTTCAAATTACAGAACTCCGTAACCTGGAAAGTTACAGCTTTAGCTCCAATAAACTCTTTCTTCTTACTGTTATCGAATATATATTCAGCCATAGACTCAAGATAGTTGTTATACTCTTCTCCTTGTCTATGATTATGATATTTATAAATGACATCTAGTGGTACATAATTACTTACCATTCTTCACCTCTACGAATTGTGCTTTCTCCAACAGTTCACTATAGTCTCCATCATCTTTGATTGTGATGGTAAGCTTCTCTGTAGTGAACTCAATGTTCCAATCAATCTTATCCAAAAGATCTTCCGGAACATATACTTTGATTACTTCGGATTTAAGCATTTCGTACATAACAGATTTATCAACATAATCTTTTAAGAGAGTTTCAAATCTTTCAGCAGAAATGTCGATATCTTTCTTTTCGATTGTAATATCTACAACCTTCTGTGAAGCATATGTCATATAATCTGCAGCCTGGAGACGAAGGTTATCGTCTCTAAGAATCTTTCTTGAATATTTTCTCATTTTTTCTCCATCTAATATGCATTGCAAAGTTACACGAATTTGTACAAAGTCTGTTTAGCCAATACACCATTCACTTTTCTTAATGATGTATTTGCTGTTAGTAAAGAATGGTAGTCTGTATACTCCAAGAGAACATTTTCAACTCCATCTTTCATATCATCATAAACAACAATCTTCTCAATTGGAAACTTATAAAGTTCCAAAAGTTCGAATAGTTTATATCCTACATCATTTTGAGAAACTGCTAAAACCTTTTGTCTATCATTATCAACCTCTTCTTCGATATTGATAATACCATTGATAGCTTCAGACTTTGCCAATTTTGTGTTGATTAATTCAATCTTCATATATATCCTCTCTAAGCTCCTAATCTATTAGAGCTATAAGATGTTCCGGTACACGTTGTTGTACATGTGGTAGAGCAATTAAGAGTACAAGATCTATTACATCCAGCAGAACACATATTGTTACAACCGGTATTACATGTTCCACTACAGCTTGATACACAAGTTGTATCGCATCCTTTACTACATAAGCTAGCACAAGAATCTCTACAACTATTAGAGCAAGTAGAGTAACAGGAATTAGAACATTCAGATTTACAACCGGCTTGACAACTTGATTGACAGGCTCCTTGGCATCCACCTTGACATCTTCCTGTACAAGTACTAGAACAACCGGAGCAAGCATTGTGACATCCACCACCACAAGCAGATTCGCAACTACCAGCACATCCATAACATCCACCTTGACAATTAGAACATGCCATATTATCACCTCGCTCCCGGTCCGTTCTTAGAACCACCGCTCTTACATCCGGAACAGCTACTAGAACATGCACTCTTACAAGCAGAAGAACATCCGCCACAAGAACCACATCCTCCGCCACAAGAACCACATCCGGAACATCCACCATCACATCGTCCAGAGCATCCTCCGGCACAAGAACCGGAACATCCTTTACATCCACCAGCACATCCGGAATAGCAAGATGTAGAACACGTTCCCTGACACTCTCCAGTACAAGAACCAGAACACCCGGAACATGCAATAGAACATCCAACGGAACAATTTATAGTGCAATTATCTTGACATGTTGATCCACATCCACCTTGACAAATTGTACTACATCCTCCAGAACATGATGCGGAACATGCAGAACCACAATTAGATGTACATGTTGTAGAACATCCAGAACATGACCCTTGACAAGTGTTTCTACATCCATCACAACTATTATAGCATGATCCTGAACACATTCCCGTACACATTCCTCGACAGTTAGTAGTAACTTCAGAAGTTCTAGGAATATATACAGGTTCTTTCTCCAGATCCGATACAACTTTTTCCATCTCGATAACTTTCTCATCGATAGGAATAGAATCATCTTTGCCGTGGTAAGTGTTATTATAACCAAATACATCATTAATCTCTAAAAGACTTGATGTGAGTTTATTAATATGCTCACCACGAACAGGAGATCCTTGAGAAGGCTCCTGTTCGAAAGTAATCACAGAAGATGAGTCGAAGCCACCAATAGGGTTTGTTCTGCGTATAGCGAATTCCCTATTGATCCTTTGCTTAATCTCGATGATATATTTATCTAAATCGTTTCTATTCATACGCTCCTCTTTTAATAACCTGCATTTACTACTATAAATGGAGCAGATACAATGCTTCCGGCAGCCTTAGATATCGACACATTGTCGATAACTAATGATGTCAGAATATTATCATGTCTTGCAGGATTATATGCATTCTGTCCAGACGTTACTGGAGTGATGACAACCTGCATAGATCCATTCTTTGAAATCTTGCTTGCAGTGTATGGTAAAACTACACTTACCTCTCCAAAGTTATTCATATCAGAAAACTGTGAAATGTTTTGCTGATACTTTTCTTTTAGAGTTCCAGTCCCACCAAGACCCATACATGGTACAATCGGGAATGATTTTAAACTGGAAATGGTCACAATACCACAAGGAATTAGATCGCTATTTGTCAAAGGTGGTACAGCCTTCTTTTCAATATTATCATAATATACAGCTTTAACCTTAAATAGCTCTATATTATCATACTTTGAAGCGTTCTCTTCAAAGAACCATGTAGCATCTCTAAAAATCGGTCTCAGTCTAATCGTAACTGCAACATTTCCTAATGGTACATTGTCATATGTACCAAAAAAGATTGTACTATTTGCGTTAGACGTTCTACCAGAATAGTCTACCATAATTCCTTGACCGGATGACGCTTTTGTATCTGTAATTGTAGAACCAGAAGAGTAGAATCTGGAAGTATTAAATCTTGACGGATTAGTTTCAATCTTAGAGGCATCTACTCCAGAAGTTCCGAATCCTCCAGAACCTTTTCCACCAGCACCATCAAAGTAATATGAATTGCCTTCCCAGTCTTCTAGTCTGACATATCTATTTTCTTTAGCCATTTTTCCTCCTAATTATACTCCAGAACCATATACTGCAAATATCTTGTTTGTCAAATCATATGGGGAGAATACTTGTAATGAACTGGAGTTTATCGTTATCTTGATTCTTAAATGTGTTACACCAGCAAGAACTCTAAATCCCTGATACATTGACATTACTTTTTCTCCACCGCTAGTATTCTCCATCCAGTAGCAAAGTTTTTCATTCCTAACACCCGTATCTGGATCGTCATTGACATTATTATCCACAATAACAGATACGATTCTGTAATCCCACTGAGAGAATCCAACCAAGCTAAAACCTGCACTCATATGGATATCCAAAAATTCACTATACGCTGGAAGCTCAACAATAATCTCTTTTGGAGTGGATGATGTTATAGTCTCTTCAACTGGTATAGATTTTCTAAAGGATATAATCTTCTTCTCTGTAGAAACTACTATAGGTGTAACCGGATAAGTCTTTTCAAATGCACTCTTCAAAGTATTCAACTTCGCTATTGTATCATCTACAGCGGTCTTTAACTCAACAAAATTGGTATCCTTCTTAATGATATTAGAATAATCTGGAAGAATCTTAGATTGAGCTTCCAACTTTGATACAGTTGTCAACAAACTTTCTGTACGAGTTCTGATAAAGTTTACTTCATCTTTAGTAACAGCAAAGGATGTTGGAAGTTTAGCTTCCAATACTGTCATATTCGTTTCTAAAGCTCTCTGCTTCTCTTTAACTGTATACAAATCCGAAGACACATTTGAAGGTATATTTCCAATAGTTGTTTCAACAGTAGATAATCTATTCTTCAGTGAACCAATTTCACTTGTATTAGAGTTGTTTAGTTCATCTGGAAGAGTTCTGATTTTCTCTTTGATATTTGTAGAAGCAACAATAGCCTCATCAACCTTGTCTCTTAACGCTTTAGCCTCTTCCTTAGTCATAGCTATAGTGCTTGGAAGTTTTAAAACTTCTACCTGACTTTTTACTGTCTCGAAGTTTTGCTTCAGCTTAGCAAATTCGGAAGCAATACCAGCAGAAGTTCCATCTTGTAACTCTGTCACTTTACGTTGAAGATCATTAACAGATGACTTTAAAGTTTCAAGTTCGGAAGAACTAATTGCAGTTCCGCCACCTCCGGATGCTTGTGTACCACCGGTTCCACCAGAACCGATATTTGAAACTCTTACCAGGAGATCGTCTACTTTAGTTCTCAAAGCGTTTGCTTCATCCTTGCTAATGGTTACACTCTCTTGAAGTTTTATTGCTCCAACTTTAGTCTGTAATTCTGATATAGTAGATTTTATAGTAGCTATCTCTCCACTATCAACAGAACTACCAGAAGATGAACTTCCACCAGCTTGTAAGCCATTTACCCTATTCTTTAATTCATCTACAGATGCTTTTAAAGTGGTATACTCTTGAGAAGTTGCAAAACTTGCACCGGACACTTCTGTTGGTAATGTCTTAAGCTTCTCTTGAATAGTATCTATAGTGGTCTTTACATTCTTTAAATCTGCTGTTGGTAAAGATGTAACTGTCTCTTTGATCTTTGCAGTATCAATGATTACTTGATCAATCTTATTTCTTAAAGCATTAGCTTCTTCAGTTGTCATAGTAATCTTATCTTGAACTTTCAGTGCAGCCATCTTTACTTTAAGGTCATTGGTGGTAGATTTTAAAGTCTCTAATTCAACTTCCAATGCACCTTGACGAGATACTGGTAGCGATGCTATTTGTTCTTCAATAGCAGCTATCTTAGCAGTAGTCTCATCCATCTTTGTTCTTAAATGACCAGCTTCATCCTTTGTCATGGATAGATTGTCTTTAAGAGCAATAGTGGAAAAACTTGCACTCATATCAGAAACTTTATTTCTCAATGCAACAATCTCTTCACTATTTACAGAAGCAGATACAGTTTCCGGAAGAGTATCTAACTTATTACTCAGTCCAGTTAGTTCTTCTCTTAACTCTCCTACAACCTTTCCACTAGCAACATCTGTCAATGGGGTTGAAGGAACATTTCTGACTTTATCGTCAACATAATCTTTTATATTAACATTTGTCCCATCGAGAATAACCGACTCTGCAGAAGTTATAACATTCACGGGGTCCGATGATTGCGAATCTTTATTCACAACACTTATTCGAACATTCCTCAATTTATCAGCCATTTATAGATTCCTTTCTATATACAATAATTTCTTTGGGAACACTTTACATGTTCCCAAAGAGTCCTTACTATTTTTATACAAAAATAAAGCAATCACATTCCGGTACCGAATATGGAGATTGTTTTACTATCTTCATTAGACTGTGATAATACATACACTTTTGAAGCGTTATCGGTTATGAAGTGTAATCTAATCTTTGATGTCGGTTTAGATACAGCAAAAGATGCATTAAACCATACCTTTGATAAGTTTGTCCCATTCATCTGGATTTCTTGCTTATAGAAAATTACACTATTTTCATCTTCTCCATTATCAATAGTCACAGTAACTTTTCCATCCACAAACTGTTCAGTGTCCGCTTTCAAAAGAAAAGCAACGTTTGCCGTTAGAAAACTCTTAAATTCAGGAAGAATAACTTCCAACTTCTCTTCAGTATTAGAGAAGTATCCTTGACTATCTGTTCCTGAAAATTCTGTATCTTTATTATAATATACCATAACCGGAATTGCAGAAATGGATTGTGATAGTGTTTCGACTTTCTCTTTCAGACTGTTAAGATCATTAAGTGGAACGGCATCAATCTTTTCTTTCAATGCGGATACTGTAGATTTTAAGCTAGAAGAATCCTCTGAGTTATTGATACCATTGACAGTTTGCTGAAGTTCTGTTACCGTAGATTTAATAGTTTTAAGATCTTCTACCGGAAGAGAATCTATAGTCTCCTTTAAAGCGGATACGGTAGCTTTTATAGTGCCGTAATCAGACACAGACTCTTTAAGACTTTTCAGTGTTTCTGTATTTGTGGCAACAGTTTCCTTTAATCCATTATCTACCGGTGCCATGGATTCATGATGTTCCTCTTCTGGTACAGCTGGTGTGTTGTGTATATTATCGACCTTCTCTTTTAGAGATAACACCAATGGATTGTTATCAATGAGATCGACAATATACTCTTCTGTAAGTTCAACTTCTTCATATCCATCATCCACAACGACCGGTTTTTCTGGAGGTGGAGTCACAGTATTAGAAGATTCAGAAGATGCATTTTCTCCTTCTACTGAAGGGGTGTCGTTATGATGCTCCTCCGATGGTACAGGATCTGCAGAAACTTCTACGTTGGTTGTGGGATGTTTCTTCTTTCGTCTAATCATGATATTATGAAGAGTTGCTCCTTCTGCACCTTTCCAATCAATACCATTTTTTGTATATTCCAACTTACCTTTATCATTCTCTCTAATGAGAGCAATAGATTGATTCTCATTTTCAACTGTACATACAGGATTAGATATCATTGATCCTGTTTTGATAATCTTCAGTCCAACGATATCATCTATATTTACATATACTACTTGCCCAGCATATTCTTTTGAACCGTCAATCTGAAGATAAATAGACCGCTCAACTGCGGTTAACGAGCTATTCAATTTATAGCCAATCTTACCAATCTTACCAGTAATGGAGGAATTTTTATCCTGGTCCCTATATGAACAAGCAATAATATCATCAACCTTTAATGTAGCACTTGTCTCCACATTGTTATCATATTTTAGCAAAATCTTCACGTGTGGTATCAAGGTATACTCATTAGATAATAGCATTTATGGTCTTTCTCCTTATATTATAATTTAATTACTATAAAGTTTCCAAGAAAGAAGAAAGCCCAATAGGGAATTTCCCTATTGGGCAAGTAGTTGTCGCTATTTTAAGTTCGATAAAGCCTCTTTCAAGTTACCAAGATAGGTATCATAATAGTTCTTGGACTTCTCATCCATCTGGTCATAATGATCATTACCATGGTTAACTCTATCCAAGATAATGATGTTTCTGATGAAGTAATACATAAAGATATACTCATCATAATTCTCCGGCTTCATATTATTACAATAGATGCAGAATGCCAAACATAGCTTCAGAGCATCATTAAACTCAATACCATGAACATCCAGAATCCTTGGACAATCTGCGATGTTATTGATTGGATATTCTGTATTTCTGAATTTGTAATTGAAGTCGTCGTAAATCTTATTCGGCTTCTCCATATGGAACTTCTTTACCCTAATAGACTTACAAGCTTCCTTAAAGTCATTTAAAGTGAAGGATTCTTCAGAAGCTTTCTCAATAATCTTAAACTTCTCCACAGCTTTCATATCATTAGCCTCTGTAGCTTTTTGAATAGCCGTATCTAAAGAAGCTTTGCGATCTTCAAGTGTAGACATGAACATATCCGCAGTTTCTTTACCAAGATTATCGGTAGTTTCTCTGATGTCTGTATAGAGCTTTGCAAACATCTCATCGATATCTACACCCATATTCTTAGCATTGAACTCTTTTGCAAGTTCTTCTAATACGGCTTTTGCAGTAAAGTTCAAGATCTGTCTTGTGACAGGAGCTCCATTTTGGACAGCAGCCTTAGCAGCAAGCTTATAAACTTCTCCCTTCATAGAAGATGGAAGTTTTTCATAAGCACTGTTAATCTTCTTACCAACATTGATATCCTGCACAATAGCTGTAAGCTTAGAGATATCTTCTAATTGATTAATAGCACCAAACTCACCATCATCCTGAAGAAGTGCTTTCATCTTTTCTTCAGCAGAACCTTCTCCACTAGAGAAAGATTCCCACATTTGATCAAGCTTAGCTTTATCTTCTTCAGGAGAAGCTTCTCCGATGATATTTGTTACACCAGTCTCTGCATTATATACAGTATTCATAACCACCGGCTTCTTCTCTTCTGTGTTATTTTCACCCATTGCAAATTCTCCTTTAAATCTTATTCAAACTGTGAACCATACTTCTGCAGAGACATTCTGATAGCAACAACAATGTCAGCAATAATATCAGTATTTCTGATCATTCTGTTGTAATAGTTATCTCTGAAGAAGTTTCCATTATCGGTAACGATAAGCTTCAAGGTATTGGATTCCGTAGTATTCTCTCCTAATACATAATCAATGATATCATTAAGAGGAATATCAAATGTTCCCATACTGGAAAGAACGTACTCAATATTTGCATAGATATATGCAAGACTATCACTCTTGAAAATCTGCTTAGTATACTGAATGATATTGTCAGCTTCTCTATTGCTGGTCTTAATCTCTTTGAAGCCGGAAATGATATTATCTCTCTCTTTGATGATATACATAGAGAAGAATAAGATCATGTTATCAAAGAACTTTGACACAAAGAAGTCATACATATAGTATGCAGTATTGAACAGATCCATTCCAATCTCTTCTGGATTACTGGTACATGTCACATTGTAGAATGCACAGATCTTATCAATGATATCTGTATAAACCGTACGGCTCGTATCATTAATCTCTTTGCTATTTCCAGTGAATCCGTTCAAGAGATGGTTGAAGTTAATACCATATCCATAAACAATGTTCGGCAACTGCTGTTGCATTGTCGGAATGGATTGCAATGAGTTATCAATTACATCACTGATATAATCATAGTTGAACTTGCTCAGGATATCCGCTAATTGGATATCTGGATTAACATTATTTTTTGCTGAATTATAGGCGAACGCTTCGCCAGTGTATCCCGTAGTAGTCATTCTTCTTCTCCTTATATAGCACTATTCTTCATCTTCGACAGTATTGTATTTAGCAATGTCTTCGATAGAAGCGTAAGATTCATCTGTTGTGGTTTCTGCAACATCCTCTCTTGGATGTAATTCTGGATCTGTATCAGGATCTTCGTCATGATCTCCTCCATATACAGTATCAAGAACTTCTTTAGCATCCTTCTCAATAGCTTCGGCTTCATTCATGTTATCTGTAATATGCTTGAAGTACTTATTAGGAAGCTTCTTCTCGATTGCCGGATAGATCTCGTCGAAACCTTCTCTAATAATATCAATTAACTCATCAGACATACCATCATAACCGAAAATGAGCTTAAGCTTTCTGCTATCTTCATCCCCAGCAGAATTTAAAGTTAAAAAGAAATCCAGATACTGCTCAAATATAGCAGCTTTGCAAGACTCCTTGAACAGATCCAAACTAGCAAGATCTAAGAATCTATCAATATCGGCTTTCTTTATAAATCTTGCAGCATAATCCATACGCTTAAGCTTATCGTTGTAGATGTCAACCTTTTCTTTGGAATTGTTTCTACGACGGTTTGCCACAACTTTAAACCTTTCCGCCAACATCGATAGTCTACCAGCAAGCCATCCAAATATAAAAGCAATAGGAATTGCGGTTTCAACTGGAATATTTTGGGAGCTGGTAAAAATTTGTAAAAATTGTGTCATAAACTTTCTCCTTCCGTTTGACAAAAAATATGGGTAATCACATTTATCAGTGTTCACTTTCAAATAATTGATATAATATGAAAGGAAAACTTTAATTTGATTACTAATATTGTGCCCAATCAAGTAAAAGTGTATATTCATGAGACTACTACAAATAATAGTTTCATGAAAGTTCATCACTTTTTAAAAGCAAAGGGTATTAAGAACAATTCGTTCTTCTTATCAATATACGACCCAGACTTAATCGGTGTTGATCCTAGAGATCCATCATTAAATCAAGTAATGAAAATGAAGATACTTAGAGAGTGTATGGTAAACTACTGGTACTTCATTAGAGAGGTAGTGAGACTGCCAGCCGAAGGACAAGAAATTCCTTACAATCTGAGCCGTGGTAACTTAGCGATGAGCTATATGTTCGTATACAACATAAGCCAATTCGTAGAGTTCCCTCGACAGCATGGTAAAACTGTATCTGCATTGTGTTGGTATCTATGGGTATTTAACTTTGGTGGAAAAAATATAAAGATGCTATTTGCTCATAAGAAACATTCTGGAGCAAAGGATAACTTGAAATCGTTAAAGAATATACGAGATCAATTACCTCCATATCTAAAAATGGATTCTGCTATAGATCAGATGACTGGTAAACAGATAAAGGCTCCTAATACATTGGAGACTTTACAGAATCCTATCAACAAGAATCTTATCGTAACTCTTCCTGGTGCTAGAACTCCTTCTCTAGCAGATGGAGCAGGTCGTGGTGCTACCATGGCGATACAGTTCTTCGACGAGTTTGCTTTCTTACCGTATAATGATATAGTATATGCGGCTGCAGCACCAGCGTTCTCTAAAGCTGCAAGTAATGCTAGTAAGTATAATGCACCATTCGGAATGTTGATTACTACCACACCGGGAGATTTGACTACAAGAGAAGGTGCATATGCTAACCGAATGAGGTTAAATGCTACAGAGTGGAATGAGAACTTCTATGATCTATCTTATCAAGATCTAAAGAATCTTATTGATGCGAATGATAACTCTACATTCATGCACATCAAGTATACTTATAAGATGCTTGGATCTTCAGAAGAATACTTCAAAGAGATGGTTCGATTACTTGAAAAGAACTGGGTAAAGATCCGTCGAGAAGTTTTATTAGAGTGGTCAAGAGAGTCTGATAACAACCCGTTTGATAAGGATGATCTTGAAATCATTTCTACAAATGTAAAGCAAGAGCCTTTATATACATTATTCTTCGGAAAAGCTAACCAATTCCAGATGAGATTCTGGGATGCTATACCACCAGGATCATTATATCCACCGATTATCGGAGTCGACGTTTCTTCTGGTATCAATAAAGATAGCTCTGCTATAACAATAATAGATTCTCAGACTACAAAGGTTATAGCTACATTCAAGAGCAACTTTATAACCATGCCAGAGTTAGCAGATTTGATCTACAAATTCGTTACCAACTATGCTAAGAATGCTATTGTAAATATAGAGAACAATGGTGGTTTTGGTTCATCTGTATTACAAATGCTTCTGAAGACTTCTATAAAGAAAAATCTTTACTATGAAATCAAAGATAGACCCACAGAAGAGGTCTATGATGGTATTAAAGTAAAGAGAAATCTTAAGAAGTGTAGAGTATATGGCTCGACATCATCTAAACCAAAGAGAGATAAACTGATAGAGCTACTTCATCAGAGAGTAAGACATCATAGAGATAAATTTGGTTCTCATGAAATATATGATGAGTTGTGTACAATGGTTGTAAAACCAAATGGTAAGACTGAGCATAATGATGATGCACACGATGACTTAGTATTCTCTTACCTTTGGGCATTGTATGTATTCTATTATGGAGAAGATCTTGTAAACAGATTCCATCTATTAAAGACAGAGATTCAAACTGATGATAATTATAATGAGACATCTTATGAATTGGAAGAAGATTTAGAAGATGAAATTAAGTTAGATTCAATGCAGTTTGGTGGAGCATATGATACAGAGTTTGCTCAATCGGTAAATGAACAGCTTGGTTATTTATCTTCTGGAAATACTTTATCGATGGAAGATCTTAATCAAAAAATTCTAGACTCTGATAAAGAGTTTATTAATAGATTATTGATGACAGATTTTGGTAGAGATGTTTATGCTAAACATAATAATCTCGATAAAGGAGAATTGGATAAGGTTGCTAATAGTTTTGAAACGAATATTATTAGTGACTTAAACAAGATTCTTTATAACGATGAATCTGGTACTGTAACAAGTAATGGTACAAAAGTTGTTGGTAATCTTGCCGATATGTTTGCTATGATTGGGGACGATTAAAAATCCGGTATAGGGAATTCCCTATACCGGTTTCTTTCTCCTATACTGAGGATATGTTATAATGGGTTCAGATTTCTCGTATTTAGATTTCTCTATGACCGGATTTGTATCATATGGTGCAGCATCTGCATCCGGATAGATCCATCTCTTTCTGGAAGTCTTTAGTCTGCTATCATTAGCTTTGTCTATATCGATAACTTTGTTATTCACATAACCTCTGTCGATATAGATAGCGATATAGAAGTATAAGTTCTTTATATCTTCTGCTATCTTTATAATTCTATTCTCCCAATCTATATCAATCTTAGTTCTACCATACTCTGAGTTTGTATCAGAAGTATACAGAGCGATATCAATAAAGTTATCTGGAGAGAATCCTTCCTTTATAGCAATATCTATAATAGAGTCTAAGTCAGTTCCGACTTTAGAGTTTACCGGTGCTTTGAACAATTCTCGTATATCGATGGATTCTACATACTTCTCGTTTTCATCTGCTGCATAGTTAGAATGAGCAAACATATCCCAACCCTTATAGTTTACATCAGGAATATCGAATACTTTCATAGAGTAAACGGTAAGACCTTCTGAGTTTTCTGTATGGACGCTGTTGACTTGCTTTCCTTCATTGTATAATAAGAACAACGATGGAATTGGTAGCCTCATCACAACCTGCATATCGATATTGAAGTTGTTCATCATCTGTCCGTCATTCTCACCATCATCAGCATCTAAAGGATTTGTCAAATTAAGATGTGTTGGAAGGTTTCTCATTCTTACAAAGAACTCGTGCTTTCCATTAATATATCGCATCTTATATAAGATGGGCATCTGCGAATGCCTATTAAGATAAGCTACAAAGTTATATGGATCTATAATAGCTTCCTCATTTACATCTACGGGAGCTCCTACCAAACAAGCCAATTGGAATATTAATTCATATGGGATATGAATATCCATATCGAGATCTATGGTTTCTGTACAACCAATCCTGAATACTTTTCTCATTCTGTTGTATAAATCGAGCTGTTCTGACCTTGTCTGTACTCTTACCCTGATATTGAAGTTTAAGAGCATTGTCTCCATATCGTAAGATATATAGAGCCCATGTCTCGCATCTTTAAAGAACGATCTTTGCCAATCGCTCTTCCTTATATAAGTATCTACGCCATAGTAGTTCAGGTCATTCATATTATCATTGAAATCGTACTGAAGATTGGAAGTTATCAGACATGCTGGCTTTTCTCTCTTAGTTAATTCTCCAACATTAAACCTTCTGAAATCGTCATATGGAGATTTGTTTGCAACGTGTATGGTTTTAAAAAAGTTCTTTGGAAACTTTGATAGAAACCAGTTGTATATAAACTCTACTCCAATAGAGAATCCATTAACCCAAGATGGTATATATAGATCTCCATAAAGTATAGGTTTAAACCTATCTTTATCTGTAAAGGTTATTATCTGTTTCTTATTATCATTAGATCCCATTATTGGTATCTCCTTTTATTTGTATTAATCTAAAGTTTTAAAAAGTTGTGTATATTGAGAATATATTATAATAGTGAATACATGGTAAAAGGTTGTCGGATTCGATCCGAAGAAAGAGAAGGTGTAATATGAAGGTGTATCAGTCATTTATGAAGTTTATTAGCTACGAAACATTTATGGAGAATAATAAAGATAAGAGACTTGAACCATTGGTAACTATCGGACATTATAGCGATGACGGGGATGAGATCGGAGATGTATTATTCTATGCTGACAACACTATACTTTTAGGGACCACTTATGGTTTCTGTAGTATAGTATCAGCATACCCAAATAAATATGGGTTTGTATTTTCGGTGATGAGCATTATATCATCGATATACAACAACTCTCCGGATAAGGAGACCTTTGAGGCATTGCAACGTACACTTTATGATGCATGGTGTAGTGGTCTTCCTGACTGTGTATATGAAGACATGATAGGAGATGTTGAACTCGGTCAGTGTCCCATATCCAAAAACGGAGTAAACGTTAAATTGCTCAAAGATATTTGTAAATCGGGCAACTACTACGCTCCGATAATGGAGATTGAAATTGGAGAACTTCCATTCTTCATATCAATGAATGGATATGTATCTCCATATCAACCTTCAGTGATTGCTTTCAGCGAGATGAAGAGACTTATTCATGTCTCTGAAAGTGTTGATGATATTATACATAATCCAAAATATCCATTCAACCGAGACGTCAATGAGATTAGCATTGAGGAGTTTGAAAAGCTCTTCAGTGAATAATCTCAGAAAATAAAGACTGGTATATCCAGTCTTTATTTTTTTCTATAGTTCATAATACATATTGTTTAGATATTATATTAGTGATACTAGTGTGTGTATTTTTAAGGAGGTATTTTTATGGAAACAAATTGTGGTAATGAAAGAAAAGTATTCAGAACAGAATGTAGAGTTATGACATATGAAGATTATCTTAAAAAAGATTTATCTATACCATTCGTAGATATTGGTCATTTTGAAGGCAGTAAACAGTTCAAATCCGATATAAGTATTTGGTTAGATGGAACAGTGAGAATGGAAACTGAAAATGGGTCTCTTAAATTATATAGACCATTTTGGTGCACCGAATTTACATCATTTATAGTTTGCAATCTTTACAAGGCAAAATATATAATGATGAAAGATGCTCTTGATGAGTTTACATATAAATCTTTTGCAGCTTCCATAAAAAATTTAGCTAAATCATGCGTACCTTATGAAATTGTATCTTGCGGAAGAATATCGTATGATGAAAAAGAAATAAAAATACCATTTACAAAGGATGGGTATGATTTAAAATTACTAGAGAGATTGATATTGGTCGGAATAGAATTACAACCGATGGCTAAATATGTAGCATCTAATGGTAGTATTTTCTATATTAGAAGAAATGGAAATATCATGGTAGACAAATCTTGCACAGTTAGCTTTGACGAGTTTGATAAGATAATGTACATATCATCGTTGGTGGAAACTTATATAACAATGGTCGTAAATGATATAAAAGAAACTCGTTCAGATTGCCTTGAGAAGTTGATGAGTATTATTTCTGAAAGTGTTTAGGAGGAGGATAAAAATGAAAGTACCTATTGAGAATGGTGATAAAGTTTTTAGAACGTATGTAGACGTTATGCAGTATGATGAATTTATTACCGGTAAAGATTCTAGAGCGTTTGTAATTATTGGTCATGTTGAAGATGGTTATCGTAAACCGGATATAAGTATATGGCTAGACGGGTGTGTAGATATACATTCCCGTTTAAGTTTATTCAGAATATGGGAATCTTCAGATGGATATAGATTTTTGGAAAGAATTCTGGCGTTTACAGTAAATATTACAAAATATATTATGAATAATAATATTGATAGATTTTCATATATCAGTATTGCCGATGTGGTAAGAGAACAACTCAGAAGATATATGCCTCCCACTGTATTATCTTTCGATTTCAATAATAATATTGATGATAAGAGTATACCTATTACAAATACAAAATGTGACAAGGATACTTTTGAAAAGATAATCTGTGGGGATGATATGTGGGCTCCTGCAATAATGATGGAGACTTCTCTTAATAAAAAATCGTTTTATATTTTACCGTACGGTGGTATCATATTATTTGATAATTTTGCCGGTATAACTCTTGATGAGTTTATAAAATTACTCACCGTATCCAGTAGATTGTTACTATGCACATCGACTCGTAAGTGTAATAATATTATAGCTTATGGTAAGTATTTAAAAGACATTACCAATCTTATTTCAGAATAAGAATGAATAAAGATGGAGTTCTTCTCCATCTTTATTTTTTGCCGGTTTTCTCGGATGCCCCGAGTTTGGTTCATGTTTATCTCAGAATATTTAGATATTATATAAGTGATAACGTAAACTATGTTTATATTAGGAGGTAAAAAGGTGTATGGTGAGTGTTAAAATTATTACAAATGGATTTATAACCAACAATCAAAAACCGGTTATAGTTATAAATCTAAACGGTCAAGTTGCCGTTGAAATGTTTTATGGAGGACTGGTTAGGTTCGGATCTGGTTTAACTCCAGAGTTTAATGGAGATGAAACATTATCCTGTGTAATAGACGATCTTGCAAGAAATCATCTATCAAAAATGAAGACTTGTAAAGATCGTGCAGAATGGTTTCAAAATATCGAAAACGATATCAAGAAGTATACAAAAATGATAAAACAAGCACATTCAATAGAGAAAGGTGGTAACTAAAATGAGTGAAAGGTATATAGCAGTATCCGAAAAGAATAATAACGGTATTGTCCAGTATGTTTCTGTAAATGTAGGGGATATGTTGGAGTATATTGACGATATGGGAAGTTATGCTGAAGAGCCTGCATATATAAGTATCGGGTACTATGACACCACTTATAAGTCTCGTTATACCGATGAATTCCCATGTATCGATATTAATATATATCTTAGTGGGGCAATTACGGTATATGACGATATGGCGTTCATTAGGCATTTCAAAAATGATCCTGGAAAGATATTGGATATTTATAACTATATCTTCCTATTAACAAACGCTGCAAGTTACAGTATGAATTATGATGATGTATTCATTGCAATATCGAATAAGATCTTCGAAATTCTGAAAGAATGGGTTCATCCATTGGATGCATCGGAAGAATGTGGATTATCGGTAAACTATAGCAAAATGTTTTCTGAGGAGAAATACAAGTCCACTTTTTCAGTATCAATGGAGAAAGTTGGCAGAGAAAAATATTGTAGTACTGTATCCTTCGTGTCAAGTGAGATTATGCAGAATGAGCCTATTCTGTATCTAAGCAAAACGGTGGAAAGAAATAGTGTGGAGTTTCTTATATATCCGGGTGGTGGTATTTTTGTCAAAGATTTTCCGACATGGCAACACTTTGATGACATTAAGAAATTTGGGGGCGTTAGGATTCTCGAATTTTGTAAGGAGTGTAGTTCTTATTATAAGAGTATTAATGGTGATCTTTCCAAAAAAGATTCCTTTGACAAATATGAATCTCTTATAAGAGATCTCGTCCAAGATCTGAAGTGTAGATATATGTAATCTACTGTAATTAGGAGGAATTGAAAAATGAATAATCCACTTAAAAGAGTAGTCACATGTCATAACAATAATGGGCTCACTCAGTATATTTCTGTAAATGTTGACAATGTTATGGAATATATTAAAGACGATATAGGAAGATTTGATGCCGAGCCTGCATACATCAGTATCGGATACTATGAAACCGGAGATGATGCTAAATATACTGTAGATTTCCCGCATATAGATATCGATATATATCTTAGCGGAGCAATATCCGTATATAACGATATGGCGTTAGTTAGGCATTTCAAAAATGACCCTGGAAAAATCTATGATATGTATCAATGGATAGTAACATACGTCGAAGAGGCAAGCTGTGCTGTATCGTTTGAAGATATCTTTATTTCGATATCAGATAAGATTTTCAACCATCTAAAAGAATTGGTTCATGAGCTAGAAGTACCAACTCTTGAAAACTATTTGAGATATAGTCCACGTTTTGTTGATTTGAAATATGATTCAACGTTTTTAGGAATTGTGAAAGATTATGGTGAGAAACCGCATTGTAGAAATACCGTTAGATTAAATAACAGACTTATGGTCAGAAAGCCTCTGTTATTATTACATAAAATAACGTTAGGAAACGATGTAGAGCTATTAATATTTCCAGATGGCTCTATTATTATAAAAGATTCCTTAACATGGTTATGTTTTGACGAAATTTACGATTTCTGTGGAGAGGAAATTCTTCTATTTTGTGAAAAGTGTAGTAATCTATATAAGAGCGTTAACGGCGACATAGCCACTTCTGATATCTATAGTAAGTATGAAGAGCTTGTAGAAGGACTTCTTCAGGATCTATAATCTGGAAAAGTGAGAGGAGAAGAAAATGGATAAAAATATAAATCCGGTTTTGGTTTGTGTAGACAAATCCGAACAACATCCCGACGGCATATTCTTTTCAGTTATGTTACCAAGTGGTATTGTAGCATTTGATGTTTACTATAATGGTACTGTAAAAAATGTAAACGAATCTGTTCTATTAACTGAGCAGATTATTTTCTATTTAGCAAAAATATCTAAGAGTATGAAAGTATACTTGGAGAATAAAGCATTTGATTTCGGTACCGAATGTAACAAGGGGTCAAGTTTTGTTTTAAATTGCAACAGCCAGTATCTTAAGAATCTAATTAAATTGCTGTGGGAATAATTAGGAGGTAAAATATGATGAATAAAAAGAAGCATATTGTAGTTTGTACAGATCCGTCAGAGCATAAGCCTGACGGCATATTCTTTTCAGTTATGTTACCAAGCGGTATCGTAGCATTCGATGTTTGCTATAATGGTGATATAAAAAACGTAAATGAATCAGTCGTATTCACAGAACAGATTCTTTCCTATTTGACAAAAATGTCTAAGAGTATGAGAATGTACTTAGAGAATGGGGAATTTGATTTTGATAGTGAAGAAAAATACGAGAAAATTGGTTCTGTATTATACTGCAACTCTCCATATATTAGAGATTTAGTTAAGTTTTTGTAGGAAATGGGATAATATTTTATGAGCATGGATATAGCGAAAGAGTTTCACAAGAGAATGAGAAGTATGAAATATGGCTTCTTGGTTAATGGTAAGATATTCAATACCGGATATGATAAGTATCGTACAATACCATTACCGTTAATAGAAAAGTTTAACGTCGGTACCTGTTGGGATTTCGTTAATTACCAACAGGATTTCTTTAATAAAAATGAAATCAACAGTACTGCATATTTCTTTATTGCAAAGAATGATGTAAATGATGGTAAGATTGTAACCCACACTTTCAACATAATATCCATCAAAGGTAAAACATATTGGTTCGAAGCAGCTTTTAAGAAGTATTCTGGTATTCATGAGGTTGCATCATACGATAATGTGGTTAAAGTACTGTTGGAAGAGTATGGTGATAAGTATGATAGATATATAGTTTCTACATACAACACCAAAGGGATGGATAACAACTTGACATCGGAACAATTTATCAACAGAGCTTGCAATCAAGTTGTTAAACATGGTAGATGTAAAGGAGGAAAGTAATAAATGGCAAATAGTATTAAAACCGTTTTAGTATGCACAGATAAGTCTGAGCAGAAACCGGATGGTGTGGCTTTCTCCATAGAGTTAGATAATGGAATGATAGCATTTGATATTTGTTATAATGGTAATATAAAAAACATTAACGAATCTATCGTGTTAAATAACAAAATCTTAGGCATTTTAAAAGGGCTATCTCGCAGTATTGAGATCGCACTGGAACGCAAGCTTTTCACTTTTGATGGTAGAGACCCAGATGCAATGTTGCACACTTTAAGTAGTAATCCTTATCTTAGAGACCTGTGCAAATATATGCAATCGGAAGAAAATTTTGAAGTTCAAATACAATATTACGAACCCAAAAACCAGTAATTAAATTAAAAGGAGATGACAATGGTATACAAAGTTAATCACAAGCAAACGTTTAATATGTTAATCGATAATCCTATCGGTAAAGAATACGATCCAGAATCTAATGTAGTGTCTCCCGTAACCACTATATTCAGAAAATATCACAATAAAGAAGACGATGTTCATGAGGACATCGTCTTTTATAACAATGGTGATGTAGAGTTTATGGATAATGTATCAATGTATAGATATACACAATTTGACCATCTTCTATACAACTTTGAGGGCGATCATAATATCGTTACAATGATACATTACCTACAATTCTTGAGCATGGTTACACACTATGGGATTCCAAATAATATTGGTGCTAGTATGAAATACCGACAATATGTGGAAGAAATGAAACATGCTAAGTTCAGCGATATTGAATTCGAGGAGTCTCCTGCAGAAGATAGTAAAGATGCTAGATATCATATATCATGTCGTCATATCTTTACTCGGTCAGCTACAAATGATGCCGGAAAGTTTAACTGTAAAGATATTTTTGAAGATAAACCTATAGCATTATTGTGTTTTCATCATAAGGGTATTTTTAATAGAAAACCAATAGAGAATGTGTATGTATATATCTTTAGAGATGGTAGGGTTTTCTTTCATGGTAAAGGTCCGTTTAGATTAAAAGGAAACGAGTTTAATTTCTTGCTCGATCTACTCTTCAAAATCTGCGATATAACATATGACCACATGGGCAAAGATTTTGAATATCTTGACCAAGCTTATAGCGAAGCTATTAAGGATGTGTGCAGAAAATTTAGAGACTTTATTAAATAGAGGCAGAATGTTAATGAGGTATGATATGAAAAGATTTAAAAGAGGATTGCCATTTACTATATTGATCGATAATTGGAAAGGAGAAGTTAATAGTAAATCTGATAAGATATACCCCGTAACTACCATATTCAGAAAATACCATAACAAAGAAGACGATATTCATAAGGATATCGTCTTTTATAGTAATGGTGATGTGGAATTTATGGAAAATGTATCTATGTGCAGATATACGCAAATCGATCAGTTTCCTTATAATTTTATTGAAGATACTACCATGCTGCATTATCTTTCCATATTGAATATAATTACTGATTATAAAAATAAATTTACCACTGATATGGAGCAGAACTATAGAGAATATTTAGAAGGAAAGATGCATGCAAAGCTCAACGATATCCAACTTATAGAATCTACTGAAGATTTTAACTCGAGATATACAATTATCTATAATGGTGATCTTACCGGTTCTATTGTAGTAGATAAAGATGCTAAGTACAACCGTAGAAATATCTTTGAAGATAAGCCAATATTGAATCTACAATTTTGTTCTGAAAATGGGGATAAAATATATGCGTTTATTTTTAGAGATGGTAGAGTTGTTTTTGGTGGTAGCGGACCATATAAGCTAAGCAGATTGCAGTTTAGATTTTTGATAGAGGTAGTTCATAAAATCTGCAAAGTAAGTTATCAAAATATTGAAAAATATTTTGAAGATGTCGATGAAGCTTACGAAAAAATTTTAACAGATATTTGCTCGGTAAACAATAATTTGTTTGGAGGTGTATGAAAAATGAAGATTACTAAGACAGTAGGGCAGTGTCCATTTTGTGATGTTATCGATCATCACAATGAGGAAGAATTCAATCTCGTATTGAATAAAGACAGACCTGTAGTGAGTATCTATCGTAGAATTATCAAAGATGATGGTTCCATTGAAACGCTTAACGATTTTAAAATCTATATCGATGGAACTGTTAATGTTGCTCCTTGGGCTTTATTAGATTACAATAAGGAACTCGGTAAAGGAACAGTTATAACGTATCTATCACTCCTTAGAAATATAACTGCGATATGTAAACATTACACGGATGATCCAGATAACGCTAGGTGTGCAATATCGAATAGATTAGACCGTATCAAAGAGATCCCATTCCAGCACAATATTGTGCAGATTGATGAAGAAGTTCATGTGCAGACCGATATATCATTTATAGAATGCGATAATGCAGATGGAACGTGTGATCCTGATAATGATGGTTTTTATGATATCAACGCAGTTACAGTGTGCTGGAAAAATAGCGGGTATAAATGGGAGCTGCAAACTTCTGAAGGTGATGGATTTTACCATATTGACGGAGACGATAGAATAATATTAGGTAAAATTTCATTAGGAGATGATAAGAGTAGTGGATATATTCTGAATGATGGCGGAGTTATCTTCGAGTCTAATCAATCTTTAGACTATGATGTGTTTAATACCATCATAGTTAGGTCATATGCTATTAGAGCGAATTTCATAGATATTGATAAGATTCCATCCATGAAACGTTTTACATTTAATGATCATATCGTAGAGGAAGATAGTGCTTTTAAACACGAATATGAATGGCTAAAGTGCGATACTGATGAAAAATGTTGATTGTTAAAAAGATGAGGTATGAAAAATGAAGATTACTAAAACTGTCGGACAATGCCCATTTTGTGATGTTAATGAAGAGGAGATTGGTTCGTCTACAAATAAAGATTCTCCTATAGTAAACATCTATCGCAAAATTATAAAAGATGATGGTTCTGTTGAAACTCTTAATGATTTCGAAATTTTTGCTGACGGATCGATTAATGTTGCTCCATATGCAATATTAGATTACAATAGGAAAATTGCAAATAGGTTGACCGACTTAACATATCTGCAAATTATTGGTAATATAGCGAGTTTTTGCAAATTGTATGACGATATTAAGCATAAGGAAAATATAAACGATATTCTGGATATGGCTCGAAAATCGATATTACGAGGCGTGAACTTCATTAAAGAATGCCCTATTCAACACAATATCGTACAGATCGAAGAAGATGAGGAGATTTCTACAGCTCTGAATATAATTTTCGACGGATCTAACCATACCCTGACTTTGCAGAAATCCGAGTGTAATGATAATTTTTGTAAAATCGAAGGTGATGATAGATTCATATTTGGTAAAGTTACATTAGGAAATGAAAAGTGCCCTGAAGGATATATCTTGAATGACGGCGGAATCATTTTCGATTCAAACAAAACGCTTAGCATTCTCACGTTTAGCGAAATTGTCGATAAGGTTACCGTAATAGGAAGAGAATATCTCGGTATCGATATTCCTAGCATAATTGGTCATAATACTTTCAACTAAGTTGAAATAGGAGGAATGAAAAATGAAAATTACCAAGACAGTAGGACAATACATATGTTGTAAAATCGATACGGATGTTAGCAATTGGGGTTTTGGGACATTGAAGAACGGAGAAAATCCCGTGGTCGATATCTACCGTAAGACTATTAATGATGATGGATCTGTTGAAAAATTACACGATTTTAAAATATTTTCAAATGGAGCCATTAAGGTTGGTCCAGAGGCTTTATTGGATTATAATGAGATCGTTAATGGATCCAATAAATCATATCTGCAATATATTGTGGATATGGTTAATGCCTGTAAAGCTTTTAGCTTATCCGAGGGGTTCAGTAAAGAAAATCGTATTGCATTGGGTAATGCGGTTAAAGATGAGCTGTTGACGATATCCAATGTAATCAACAGATATCTTGTTCCACACAATACCGTTCAGATTGATGATGAAATTTATATACCGCCCGATATCAGTTTTAGAGAAATAGGTCTTATAGTTAATTTGCAAAATTCTGGAAATGATAGAGGGTGCAAAATCGATGGAGATGATAGAACTGTAGTTGGGAAAATTATTTATGAGCTTGGTGGCAAGACAACTGGCTATATTCTGAATGATGGTGGAATCATCTTGACTAGAGATATATATTTTGATGCTGAGCCGTTTAAAACTATGGTGATTAGATCAATGCTTATTGGTAATCCAAGGAGGTTAAACGAATGCTAAATAGTGATGCCGAAATGAATATATTGCTGAGAAATTTAGATCATATCAAAAGGACTTCTGTGCACGAATTATTAGGGGACTCTTCTAAAGGAGTTCCCCATGTCCATTGTTTTAAAGATATCATGTATGATGATGAACACCCGATAATTATTATAACCGGTCGTGATATCACTGTCCATGTATATCTTATGAATGATGGTACTATTGAATTTATAGCAATAAATGGATCATCGTTCATAAACTACGCATTTAAACAAGTTCTGTCACATTTCTGTGACAAACATGTTAAAAGAATATGGGAAGGAACCAAATATAGTGAGAATTGTAAGTTGATTAGGTTTAGCGATATGTGTCAGCATATTAAAGGATTACAAAATGACCTAAACAATGCTCTCAAATTACGTTTTGTACGAGAGGAGAGAAGTGTATGGACACAATAAGAGAAGGCTTAAAGGAATATGTTATTAATATTTCCGATGATAAAAGATACTCAGCATCAGTAATGTTTGGTCACAGGGATTATCTTCCGATTGTGTATATAGTGTTTGCAAGAAATAATGATGCATGGTTGGATATTGTAATCATGAAAAATGGCTTTGAGAGAGGTATACATACGCTTTTTTACAAAAATAATATGATAGACAATGAGCTTTATAATAGATTCTGTAAGATTCTTGAAGAAGATATAATAGAGTTTGGAAAAATCATTACAGACAATAATGAACACATTATATCATCTGACGAGGGCATATGTTTATCCGCCAGTATTGAAAAATTTTTAAGATGCTGGGCAAAGTTTGATGAAGAATGTGACGAACTTGAAACGAAAAAATCTATTATGCATTCTTATATCAATGACACTTGGAAGTTTACAGAAACGATCGATGGTGGGGAATCTTTTGTTAAATATGTCGATGGTTATAGGATTGAACTACGTTATTTCTCATCAGCAAGAATTGGACAGGTTACCATCCGTGATAAAGAGCATGATCTATACAGAGTATTCATTATTGGATTTAAGGATGGTTTCCGTGATGAGGTGAACACTATCTTGTATTTCTTTGAAAAGTTTATGCTTCCGTATGTAGTTAGACCATCTAAAGAAACACATGATACTGTGAACAAAGAATTCAATGAATTACCGTATCATACTGATATTATCTGTTCAGATATTGATATCAGAAAAGGAGATTTCAGATGGAAAGAATAACAGAAAAACGAAGATCCTATAATACATTCTTCACAGTAAATGAAAGGAAGAAGTGTGTTGGTAAACTTAATACTGTACCATTTATATCTATCAGCCATATTGAGACTAAAAACTCTAAACGTGTCAAGGTTGATGATATTAAGATCTACCTAAATGGTATCATTAAGTTTAATAGTCTATGGTCATACTATCAGTATTGTAGAGAAGATAAGAGGTTTCCGAGAATTATGCAAAAGCTGATATATCTTACATCTATTGCTCGTCATTGTATTAAGAGTAGGGCATATTATAACCAGATGAAGGATGATGCTTATAATATACTTCAAGGTTTTCTACCGGAAGAAATACAGTCTGTGACGGCATCCGATCTTAGAATACTATCCGGCGTCGATAATATGTTTACTGATAGTGTGTATAAGATGGTGATAAATAAAGACCCATATGAAGGAAATGAGGTCTATGAAAAATTATCATTAGTTGAACCCATTGAATCAGATGTTGATTGGATGCGTCCATTTTTAAAGATCTCTAAGGATAGTGAAGATAACTTTGTTAAATACACCATGCATAGAGATGGTAATATCATCTTCCACGATAAGAAAACCAAATTTGATATTATGGGAGAGTCATCAGATATGTCGTGGTTGATGCGTGTAGCTAATGATATTGTTGAGATGGAGGGAATAACTCCGGATAGTTTGAAAGACTTTCCAAAATTCGATGAGTATATTACGGCAGAGCTAAGAGCATTTCCTTCATATGTGTAAAGATACATTTGGAGAAAACAAAAGAGGAGAAAGTTTATGCATATAGATTTTGATAAAGTAAACAAAAGAGGATATGATAATGCCAAAAGCAAAGAGGGAGTTCCTCTTATAATGTTTACCAACCCAGAAGTAGATCCAGATAAAGAAATGTCGTTATCATTCATGGTAGATACTAACGTTAATATGATTATCGCAACCGTATCAGAACCAAATTATGTTTCTGGAATTCCTGTCGCTTTATATACTATAGCGATGAATATTACAGATACTACAACGGAGGATACTCTTGATAAGTTCTTTGAGTTTGCAGCAGATTACTTTTTCAAGAGTGTTGTAACCGACGATAAAGATCTCGATAGGAAAATGTTAGTGTTCTTAAAAGAGAGCAATCTGGATATTCAGCTCATTAAACTTAAAGATTCTGCCTATAGTGATAAAAGTTGTAGACCGTTTCATATTGAAGGGAATCCGAAAGCTTTTATTGAAAACGTTGAAAGTGATAGTATTCTCTGTCTCAGCGTGAAAGGTTATGGGGTCTTTGAGCTTTACAATGATCATGGTGTATTGTTTAATATACCAGATGGATTTGGAACTGATGAGAATGTGACATCAGATATTACCCATATCCTTAAATGTCTGAAGGAATTTAGAAACAAGATTAATGTCTTGGATCTATTTCCTACAGTAGAACAGAAATGTGATACATTTACAGAGCATATAAACGGTATGGTTGAAGAACTAATTGAAGGTCTTTCACCATTACCATTAGAGGAGGATAATGATGTCTAAGTATGCTGAAATATCGGTGGTGAATATAGGGCATAATCCTAAATCCGAAAAGGTCATTGATATATACATTCCAGAGATTCATTTTACTTTTAAATTGTATACTGATGGAATGTCGCCATTTGGATATGCATCATATACAAAAAAGAATGTCAGAATCTATACTGCAACATATGATGTTATTAAGGACTTCTTCCAGAACAAGTTCAAAAATATGAATCCTGCAGATTATGATAGAAATGATCGTCTATCAGATGCTGTTGCAGAATTACAGGAAAGACTTGATGCAGTATTGGAAGACATCGTGGAGGCTGATAATGATGAGGATTAAGTTGCATCATAAGTTTAACGGTAAAGAACGGAAAAATCCGATAGACATTGCCAAAATTGAATCATATGCATATCTGATATCTAACAATAATCCAAATGTTAGATATTATGATTGTGCGAAGAATACCACTCTGTATGTAGAATATAACAGCAGGCTTCACCAATATGTAAACCGTGACAATTTGTCACGTGTTTAATAAAAAGGAGGACTTTATATGTATGCAAATGATTTAGGGTTCAAAGTAACCAACGAAATGGCTTTCTTAACAACTCTTGTGAAAGAATATGTTGAAGAAGGAGTTTCTGTATCTGTAACATTATCCGGTGTTGGTGGTAGATATTCCGCTTCTATACTTGTCTGGAAACCAGAGTCTGAGGATGAGAACAAAGAATCCAAGGAAGTTACCACGTTCTTCAAAGGAGAGTATGGTGAGGAAGACGTTATTAATATTCTCACATTCTTTGATAAGTATTATGTACCATGGTATCTTGACCAGGATTCTAAGGAGAAAGCTGCCGAAGTAGAGAAGTCCAATGATGAGCTTCTTACATTTATTGCAGCTTCTACTATCCATGTATAGTCTTAATAGCTACATGAACAGGAAAAAAGAAAAACCAAAATACATCGCACCAGACGTCTCTTTAGATAAGAGACGTCTTCATTCCTGGGAATTTGAGAATGGATGTAAATGTGATTTCTACTACATTAAAGGAGAAGTAGCAGATTCTATATATTGTGTTTTATCTTCTAAGAACTGCTCTGTAGAGTTCGACTTCAATGGAAATTTCCGGATTGATGGGCTATTAAAACTCGATGCAAATAGAGTGTTTGCATTGATGAAGGTTGTCAATAATTTCGATATGCTGAATCTGTGTATTAAGAAATTCGATACGGATAAAGCTCTTAAAACATGTATCGAATATATCCCTTCAATAGTTTCCGGGGTTTCAGAATTTATAGCTATCTAAAAGAAAGAGAGAAAATAAGATATGCAAGCAAGAATATCGGATAACGTCGTAATTCAACATCGTGAAGATGTTTCGTGTGGAATATATCCTGATGATATCAAGGACGGTATTATGGATAAACCTGTTGCATATATAGATTGTGGAATCTATAAAATGGAGTTTGATCTCCATGGTAATTTCACAATAATCGGTTATGTAAAGATTACTGGTGATGTATTGGAGAAGATCGCTAATGTAATCTATAGGATCAAAAAGTTGAAGAAAAACAGAGATGCTGATCCTAAAGAGTTTGTTTTAAGAATGGAAGATATTGAATCTTTCTGTTCTCAATTATGGGAAATAGTAGGTTGTACAACGAAGTGATTTTAGGGCTATAGTCATATGACTATAGCTCTTATATTTATTATTTTTTATTAAGATATTATATAGGTGAAGGTAAAGTGTACGATACATTAAATGTATCGGTTTGTCTATATAGACAGAAAGGAATAGCAGTTATGATAAGCGAAAAAGAGTTACAGAAGTTTGGATTTATAGTGGTTAATAGAGAGTGTAACCATCTTAAGGAGGTATATGTAAAACATGCCGGTCTTGTAAATGTACATTTATCCAATTATGAAACATCTAACAGGATATATGTTATTCTGACAGATAATGACAAAATCAAAAACTACAATTTTGATTATATGTGCGATGTGGACGATACGGAGTTAATGAAGATGTTTGAGTTCGTGTCAGACTATCTGATTCCACACTTCGTTAATGAGACAGAGGAATATCGTCTTAAGATGATGGGTGCTAAAGATACATTGTTAAAAAATGTAAAATTCGGTTGCACTTATAAAGAATGGGAATCTGTAGATAGTATTGATCCTGTTCAGGAGGATGAATTTTCTCACCGGTACTATAAGAAGGATTTTGATAAAGCTATAATAAGTGTAAAAATGAGTAGCATTCTTAGTAAAATGTATATTTACGGGGTAAACAAATCAAATTTGGAGTTTATCGTGATTGCTATAAAATTAAACGATAAGCTTCACAATGAAGCTCCTAAGAAGCGGATTGATCAGATTCTGAAATTGGTCGATGATGTCATTGTTCCATATTATTATGATGGAGTTAGAGATTATGAGAAAATGACAAATGCTTTCAATTCTTTAGACTTCATTGACCGGTTGTATGACTTTTTCTAAATCAAAAAATAAAGAATCTAGGAGGTAATTATGATAATTAATAACACAGAAGTTTCTTATTTATCAGAAAGAAATACAGAGGATGAATGTTTGATGTTTTCATTTTCTGATACTGCAAAATTTATAGTATCCGGGAAAACGTCAAATTATAGATTTCCATTAGAAACAGAGTATTTCTTAAACATGTTGCAACAGTTTGTGGATGCTGTAAATTATAAAGATTTTGACAGATTGGAAAAAGCAATCTATGAGGTTGATCATGATGGGGATATATGTATTATGACCAAATTAAAAGATGCTATGCCAGTTATCCCAGATTCATTTTCTATGGATTCTTGTGAAATCACTATATACAATAATCCAGACCATAAACCATATAGAGTAAAATTTACATTTGGTCAAAATGGAAATTTTTTAAATATGGAAATAACTGTAAATGGTTTAATATGGTTTAACAACGCTAATGCACAAGACAATAATACTATAGCTCTTGATGCAGGACGCCTTTTGAGTTTTCTAAGAATGGTTAACTTTACTACTTATAGAAGAGGAATATTATCTTCGAGAGTAATAAAAAGTCTGATAATAGAAGCCGCCCACATTATGTGTGATAATGTAACTATTACCAATGACGACACCACATACAGATGATGATGTAATTGCTATCGATCCAGAATAATAATTGGGTATGGTTAATAGCCATACCCTCTTTTATTTTTTAATTTCTTTATCGTTTAAGAAGATATAATATATGTGAAAGAGTGTGTATGATACATTAAATGTATCGTTTGCCCATAAGGGCAGAAAGGAATAGTTATGAGCAATGTAAACAAGATCTTGTACAATGTGAAATTCAGTAAGGAGTCAAACGATATGTCTGCTCCACCTGAAGAAATCGATAGCCATGTATCTATGGCTTACCGTAATGAATCGGTCTACTTCTTTGGAGAGACTGGTCATGATCCGGTTCCGTTTACAGACGTATATCTGAGTGATATTTGGAACAACTCCAAGTTTGCGGCTCAGAACGGTACAGACGTTCGTAGAGTGAAAGATATGATCTACGACTGGGGTATCCGAGCTGGGCTTACTGTTGACTTCCCGTCTTTAGAATTGGTAATTCCTAAAGATGCTAGGAATATCACATCGGTAAATGTTTCTATTAACGAATATCTCAGTGGAAAACCATGTTCCATCGAGTATGAATTCGTTAAGAGTACAGAGCAAACTAACATAATGCTTAGTATGCTTGTAAACACCAACGGATATATCAATATTCATATCGTTAGTGATAATGATACCGACGTTATCGGATTTAAGTCTGATGCGTTGTTGGATATCTTAAGTAATAGCTTTAGATTACTAAAGACTAACAAGATTTCCCGGACTGTAATGAAGAGCGAAATTCGCCACATTATTAATTCCAATGATGTGTGCGGAAAAGTATTATTTGTATAATAGGAGGATAAGAAAATGAAAAATACAGAAAGAACTATTAAATTTACGTTTAACAAATTCACTTTTGTGAAAATAGAAATGTTTGTACTTGGTGATTTATTATTCGCGTTCAATTTCACCTTGGATGGTGGATTGGAGGTAAAGAGCAAAGTAACCGATATGCGTGCTGACAGCATTGCTGACCAGGCAAAGTTTCTATTGGATATGGATGGATTCAGAAAAAGATTCATCCAGGATAAAGAAGCTGTTCTTCCAGAACTTAAAACATATTTGGAAAATGAATTTGATGTTAACGATGGCGACACTGTTGTTGAATATTATGGGGAGGTGTAATTATGAAAAAGGTAGAGGTTGAGTTTAGGGCGGATAATATATTATGTGTTATCAAAGTGTACGGTCATATAGAGTATGTGACACCGTTTACAGCCATCACTATTAACACAGATAATACATTTACTGTTGATAATAAGAATCAGTTGTCGCCGAGTTTTTTAAACTACAATGGACTCTGTGATGTCTTAGCGGAAGCTAAGAAATTATCGGTAGTAAATGCCAACATGAAGTTTGAAGAATTCTGGATGATGTTACCAACGATAACTGAGAAGTTTATTGAAAAAATAGCAGTAATGGCTGAAACCAATTATATCAAGGTGATCGGTGGAGGCACTCCTATCCCAGAAACCAAGCTTCTTGATTATATCAATATTGATATTGATATGAAGGATGAAAAATATACTACTATAACCATGGTAACATTTCATGATGGGAACGATAGTATTACCATCCTCAAGAACGGTGTTAATGGTTGTAGATTTAACACCGTGGAAAATATCGATAGTAGTAAACGCACCATTATACCATTAGATATATCAGTATTTAAAGATATTTTCGATAATCCAACCGAGGAATATATCAGAGAATGCTGCGAAAAGGTAGCTTATCGATATGATTATAAGGTAAATTTTTCTTAGGAAGTAATCAACTATCTTACACCGTATCTTATACTAAATGCGGCAGATTTTGAATTCAAATTATCATGATTAGTTGTCTTTGTCAGTCTTGGGGATAAAATCCCCAAGACTTATTTTTTAAAAAGGAGAATAAAATGGAAAGAATTATAATCAATTTTAAGAACAACGATGTTGAATTATTCAGTATTGCTATCTTTGCTAATGATAGCAACCCAAATGATGGACTAACAACTGTCGTATTCAAAATAAATGGAACATTCAATGTTATTACGGAAGCCGAGATTGAGAATGTTTCCATCTTAAACACCAAGTTTGAAAAGGTGATCAAATGTGCTAGTGAAATATATAGTGCTAAGATCAACACCAACGATGAAGATTATATCAAGGCATTGAACAACAATCTTCAGTACAAACTGGTAGATGCTGTTGCCGAGTATGCTGGTCATCACTACATCAGTGTAACTGGTATCAAAATAGATAAACTATTTGAGCTGGGTAGTTCCGATTACTGTAAATATACAGTGTATAAGGATCCTGCGGCTCGTAATAGAAAGTTGTATGATATGATGCTTGTGAAAAATGATGGAGGCAAGCCATCAAAAACATTCATCACTGTACACTCAGATGGAGATATCCATATAAAGAGCAATGGTATGGGCGTAGATCTTCCTCTGATGGGTACTGATCAGTTTATCGGCGATAAGGAATTTCTCGATATGTCTCCAGAAGATAAGGTGGAGTATATTAAGAAATTCAGCATGTTACTATCAAAGAGGTATGATATAGTATTGGTAGATTAAATAATTGGGTATGGACAAATTGTCCATACCCTTATTTTTGTAAAATGTATTATTCTAAGCAGATATTATATATGTGATAAATAAAGTGTATGTCTTCTTATATGAAGACGGAAAGGTAAAAGAGGTAAAGGTTATGAAAACATTTGTTGAAGTAGATTTTAGCGTTAACTATGCATTGTGTAATATCGATATTATCCCCGTTACATATAAAAGGGATGAGTATATGAAGATTGTAATCGGAAACGATAATCTGTTTACAATCGAAGAGAAAGGACTTGGCAACCGACAACATCTTAATCCAAAAGGATTTGCTGAGCTTCTTGAGATTTGTGAGAAGCTCAATGCATTAAAAAGATCATTGCCTATTGAATCATTTATTATTAAGGCTTTGAGTAACGAATATACTGAGGAGCTTGTAAAAGCAATCTCCGTATTAGCCGATACACACTACATCCATATTGTCGGTTTGGATTCTGTAATGCGTTGTGATTATATTGGCGTTGACGTTGTTAGAAATAATGACAAGACGCTAAACATCTTCATTGATGTAGTAAAATATAATACAGATGAAGAACGCAACAGCGTATCATCATTTGATGTACGGAATGGTAAAATGTGTAGATTTTTCGATTATAATGACATGAAAATACCAGTCGAAATTTATCATGCTCTTAACGCTATTGCTAGTGTGGAAAGTAGCTTCTCCGACGAGCAGATAATTTCAGAGATTGGAGAAGCATTGAAGAAAGTTGCTGGTGCTTACGATGTCAGCGTTAGAAAGGATCCTAATAATCCCAACGCGATGTTCCCGTTTGTTTTACCAAACCAACCTTCAATCTAAAAAATATGGGTATGGACATTTGTCCATACCCATATTTTATTTTTTCTTATCTTAATCCAAAAGCTTTCATTGTGTCTATCTCTGTGATACTAACAGTAGAATCGTGGAATGCTTTCATCGCTTTGTTCTTAAAGATAGAGAATACTTGCATCAAGGTTAGACCAACATTTGTTGTTCCCAACTTGTAATAGAAGTTTCCTGCACATGCAGCACAAGGTTTTTCATTCTTACACAAGTATGCCATTCTCATCTTTACAGTTTTACCAAAGTAATCTTTAGCATTCTGGGAGTTCAACTCTACAAGATTACCAGAACCGGTTACAATATTATTGTAAATATATCTGGTAAAGTTATCTTTTGTGATAGTAACTTTGATACATCTATCAGTCTTACAATCTGTACCAGGTTTATCTAAAATGATATCCTGATAAGCTCTAGTTGCAAGGTTCTCTAAGTAACCACCGTCCTCAGTCTTCTTACCTCTGGAGTAAGCTCCTTCGATACCAGAATTACAATATAAAGAATACTCTTCAGGTTTGATTCCATCCATATAGTTTGATGTAGCAATCATGAATGGATTCTTAGCATTAGGATCCGGATTTCTTGTAGCACCTTTCCAGATGAACATATTCTTGAAATGGTTCTTTATATTTCCTCTAGCTCCAGATAGGAATGTATCTAAGAAAGGATCATCTCCTAAAACTTCCATAGCATAGTCGATTAACTCTTTCTCTATCCTGTCTGCAACTAAGGTATCTCCAGCTTCCAGAGCTTCCTTATTTTCTTTAATAAGCTTATTCTTCTTTTTCTCTATAACCCTAGACAGAGTCATTGTAGCTTCTGTGTAGTTAGGAGAAAAGACTGTACAGAACTGCATAACCAATTGGGTCTTCATGAGGAATTGTTTCATATCCTCTACATTAATTCTATCTTCCATCAAAGCGAATGAGAGTTCTTTATTGATAGTATCAAGGGTATCAGAAGTAAAGTTCTCATTCTTATATTTGAAAAGATCAAACATTCCCGGAACTTCAAACATCCACTTATTCAATACCCAGATACCAACCGTGGTAACGAATGAGTTTTTATTTTTTTTATTTCCGAGACCATAAGAACCGGGAGGAATAGAAATAATATCATAGGGGTTACAGCGAGTAACCCCATTGAATTTTCCAAATAGATTATAAATGTAAGTAGCAGTAACATCTTCAGACTTAAGAGATAGTAATTCTGACAATAAAGCTTGATCTGTTATGGTCTTTGATACTCTATTTGCCATACTATGACCTTTCTATTAGAAGTAGATGTGATATGTGATGTCGATTCCTTTAGTGAGATCGATCAATGGTTCGTTAGGAATGTTCAACTGAGTGAAAGGTCTGATATCCTGGTAATACTTGTATCCACCATCTTCTGTATACCAAGCTGTGCAAAGAGATAAAGAGTTAATCTTTGCATCGTTGATACCGGTAGTAGCCTTGAAGTAATCTCTGAAGTCTTCCTTAGTAATTCTAAGAGACATCTCTACGAATAACTCTGCATCTGTATTGTTATTTACATTATACAGAGTGGAATCGATAACAGTACCATCAACGAATCTAGCCTTCATTGTGGGTGCAGTCTCAAATCCCTTGAAGTAATAAGCAACTCTACTCTGAGTAGCCTTTCTTCCAAAGTACTTCTGTCTTAATTCCTCAGAAATATCATTCTGAGGAAGCTGATAACGGAAAGGAATCAAATCATCTGTAGGAGCAATTCTTCCAGTATATTTTACAGGCTTAACCTGAGAGTTCTCCAATCCACAACCCTGAGTACCGCAGCAGAATAATACTACCTTAGTAGCATTTGTAGGCTGAGTAGATACAGAGTTATCTAATCCAAGATCGGCATTATAAGTTGGCAATGCAACCAACTCTTCCAGATCAAATACCTTCTGAGCAACTAACTGAGAACCGGCAATGACTACCTTATTATGGGTAGTAAGGATATGGTTTCCATCAAGATCTTTAAAGATTACTTCTGTATTCCAATCTCTTGCTCCAGAATTTCCTTCTCTTACAAGAGATGCAGTATCGCCAGATTTATTAAAATCAAACAATGATAATTTCTTATTCATTTAATCCTCCATTATTCTTATAAATATTTACTTAAATGTTTCGGTTATGCTTATTTATTGGTTCGAATCATGTAGCATTCATCAAGGATAGCATAAATATCCTTCTTATTTTCTCTAGCTTTCATACTAGCAATTCTAGATCCAAATTGGTATCTATACTTAAAATATTCTCTACATGTTGTAGTAAGTTCATCTCTCATTTCAGATCTATCATCCGGAGTAATGTTGATATGAAGAGCATAGATAAGATCAATAATAGAATCTTTTACATACTCTTCCAACTGCTTAGAGTGAACGATTCTTATATTCTCACCAATCTCATATTTTTCAGGCATCAAAAGATCGATCATGATAATACTTAGAGTATCTTTATTAAAAGCACTCTCAATATCAGTTTCATTCGCATAGAAATGTGAATTATACTTCAATTCATCACGAATCTTATTTGTAAGAGTTTGATATCTTTCAGATTCATAATACTCTTCGAAGTTATGTTCAACCCAAGTATCAAATTCCATCCAAATCTTATCGATGGTATCCAACTTATCTTTCTGTATACCAGATACAGTAGACTTTCCAATCCAATCTTCAACATGAACAAACTCAGACTTGTCAAACTTGTATAAGAATAATACCCATTCTACCAATTGTACATAGTTCTCAAATTTATCTGAAAACATATACAGGATAGATGAATCATGAGTAAAGATCTTGAACGATTTGAAGAAGTCTATGACTTCTTCAACATATTTCTTTACGAAATCTAAAGAGATAGATGGTAAACCAGCAAAGACATCATCGAGATTTACAATATCTCTATTTACATAATCCTTCAGATACTGAATTGTAGATTGAATGGTATTTACAACCGACTCTCTTCTTGCAGAGAGGTTGGTAATCTTAAGAAGATTAGAAAGAGTTTCATATAATAATGGATCTTTCTCTTGTAAGAACTGTCTGTATGTAGATGCCATATTTCCATTACTAAGCTTATAGTAATCCATATTGCACTTCATGATGAATAATGATTTGTATATGTATTTATAAGCATCATAGATTCTCTTATTTGGAGGATCTATAAGCATCTTTCTTACATGATCATAGATCTTTGTATTGGTAAAATACAGATTCTCCAATTGCTTAAAAGAAAGAATCTCATTATTACCATTAGCTTTCGGAATTGTATATCCTTCTACACCAAGTTCTTCTAAAGTAAGACCATCAAAATGAGTATTCAGATAGTTTGCAATCTCTTGTAGATCTGCTTCTGTATTGAATCCTAATACTTCAGCAATCTTTTTTCTGGAATCCATTACGGTATCTTCAATACCGTAGTACAAATATCCTAAAGAGTATAAGAAGATAATTACATCAACCAATTCAAACTTCTTACTGGTAGAGATATGTGGTAAGTTTACCAACAGTTTAGACTTATCCACCTTATTGTACAGAAGGATATTCATAAAATAAACCAGTGTAAAGTTTCTCTTTGTCAAATCAATCAATGCTTCTACAGAATAATACTTTGATCTTAGTACGGTGAAGTCCATATTCTTAATATTAGACTTAATTACATCATACTCTTTATCACCAATCCAATGTCTATCACTTTCTGTCATAGCATCGTAGGTAAGGATATTGTTATTAGTTCTGATATAATCATCATATTTTTCCATGATAGGAACTTTGATAAATTTCAAAGTATAATCCTTATCTATATCATCATTGGCAACATACTCATTATCGATCTCGTTATTGACATTTCTATCTTTCAAGATATAGTACTTGAATACTTTGATATTTGGAACTCCAAATACTGATACAATGTCAACAATACATTTATCGGAAGATTTGAACTTGATCAATTTGTTCAAGTTCTTTACCAATGCAATCTGATATATAAGAGGAATATCTCTAAAATACTTTACCCCATTGGATTCAAAGATGTATTCACAAGTACGAGAATCAAATACATCTCTTCGGATAACGTAATCCGGAAGTTCTACAATAAGATCCACTACAGTCTGTAGAACTAAGAAAACCATCATGAAATTATCATAGTTTTCAGAGTTAATCTTATAAGCATCTGAGTAAATTGTATAAAGCATATACTTTCT